ACAGTCTGATTGTGGATTATCCCAACGACAACATTCCGATTCTGACTCATGAAGCAGATTGGCAAACCTGGGGTGGTTTTGTCATTGAAACCAACAGTTTTGCTCAAAACAACGCGCCAAGGCCTGCCAATTACCCTGATTGGCAAAGTTGGGCTAAGGCGATTTTTTCAACGATGAACAACACGTGAGGAACACGAAATGGCAGCATCATTACTCGAATTTTTAGCCCCCATGGCCGGTCAATTGATTGGCGGGATGTTTGGGGGAGGAGGCGGACATCAAGGCTATGCCCAAGGCGGATACGCTGAAGGCGGCATGACTCCTCAAGACATGTATCAACAATTACATGCGCAAGTGCATCCCCTGCAAAGCGGCTATGCCCAAGGCGGATACGCCCAAGGCGGAATGCCTCATTACGGCTTTGGCGGATTTTTAGGCGGCCTAGGCAACATGGCTAAAGGCATGTTAGGAAACGCTGTGCAAAAATTTGGCCCGCAAATTGGTCAAGCTGCCATGAACTTTGGCCAAAACGCACTACAAACCGCAGGAAGCAACTTAGCCAATAAAGTAGGCAGCGCTATCGGGAACCGCTTTGGCGACCAAGCCGGACAAATGGCACACGGATTGATTGGACAAGGCACTCAAATGGGTCAAAACGCTCTGCAAGGGGCCGCAGGAAACATGATGGGCCGATTCTTCCCGCAGCAAGCCGGACCTCAAATGGCCGCAACCGGCGGATACATGCAGCAAATGCCCAGAGCTTCTTTGCGTGACTATTCGGAGATGATGCGATAAGGGGAATATCATGGGTTTCTTAAAAAAGCTGGAAAAGAAAGTCCGCAAACCCTTTAAAACGCTAGCGCCTCTCGTTGGAACCGCCGTTGGCAGTTACTTCGGCGGTCCTCTAGGCGCGACGATTGGGGGCGGGATTGGCAATGCTCTGACCTCTCGCAAACATCCACTAGATCACCTCCTCGGCGGCGCTGCCCTGGGCGCTGGCTATGGCGCACTCATGCCGCAAGTAGGGAATGCCTTTGGTGTCAATGAAGCGAGCACTTTAGGGAAAATTTTTAGCATGGGAAAGCCCGGTCTTGGCGAACAATTGGGACTAGGGCCTGCCTTGTCGAAAAGGATTGGTAACGGCAAAGCCACTCCCGTTGCTGAAGCGGCTGAACAAGCAGCTCAACAAACGCCCGGTCTTTTTAATAGCGACTTAATGCAGACTCTTTTATTAACAACCGCTGTGGGGGGAGCCTTAGGCGATAGACCAAAGTACACCGGTCCCACCATGGATGAGCAAATTGCCGCTTTTCAAAAACATCGCGGCAAACGTCCGATTCTAACGGAAGCTAAACCGAAACGTCGCCGCTACCGGCCAAGACCTCATGTCTATACCCCTGAATCTACCTATGAGCATGACTACTTTGAGGAAGAACCTGAACAAGGCTACGCCCAAGGCGGCATGGTCAAAACCGGTTATATCGCAGGGGGCTCAGGCGGTCAGACCGATAATCGGCATGTCAAAATTCCCGAAGGCGCTTATGTCATGGATGCAACCACCACTTCCTTAATGGGCGATGGTAATACTGAAAACGGCATTCGTAAAATAACGGAATTAGAGCAGCATTTCTTAAACCGTGCACCGAAGAAAAACCACTTAAATTCTATGGTGATTCGAGAAAACGCTTCTTATGAGCCGCGCTATATTGATGCTATGGTGAGCGATGGCGAATACATTATTCCCCCGCAAGTGGTAGCAGCTGCCGGCAAAGGCGATGCAAATAAAGGCGCAAAAGAGATTGATAAATTCAGGAAGAATTTACGCAAACAAAAAGGCGTTAAACCCTTCTTACCGCCTAAAACTAAGTCATTACATTACTATCTAGGAGGACGTGCTTATGGCCGCTAATCCCCAAGCCGTGTTTCAAGAACAAGGCGTTCCACCGGATTTACAAGAATATTTTAACCGGATTTATCACCGCGCAGAAGAATTGGCTAATACTCAGCAGCCTAAATATCAAGGTCAACGCGTTGCCTCTACGCCAGACCAAGTCAGACGTGCCAATGAATTAGCGAATCGTACGGGTCAAGCAATGCCTTTTTATCAAGAGGCCGCAGACATTGCGAGACGCTCGCAGCAGCCTTTTTATCAAGGCTACCAGCAATATATGAATCCTTATATGCAATCGGTCGTTAACCGCATTGCAGAAGAAGGAAATCGTAATTTGACGGAACGGGTACTGCCGGCGTTACAAGACCAGTTTGTTGCCGCAGGGCAGCAAGGTTCGTCTCGTCATCGCAAGTTTGCCACAAAAGCGGCGCGTGATATTCAAGGTGAAATTTCTAATCGCCAATCCCAAGCCTTATCCTCTGGCTTTCAACAAGCAGGACAGCTTTTTAGTGCAGATATGGCGAGACAATTAGAAGCTGCTAAACAATTAGCGCAAAGCGGCGCATTAGCTCAAGGCAGCAATATCGCCGATATCGCCTCCTTAATGGACCAAGGACGTTACGCACAACAGCAGCAGCAAGCCGTACAAGATGTCTTATACGAAGATTATGTCCGTCAACGAGAAAATCCCTGGGTCCAATTAGGTAATCAAGCGGCAATTGCCAAAGGTATTCCTAACCCTATCCAGCAAACGCAGTTTTCAACGGTGCCGCAAAGTGCGCAAACAAGCGTCTTGGGCAGTGTTGGTAACTTAGCCGCTTCTATTTTAGGCGCAAGCTTGATGGGAGGGAGGCGCTAACCCTTCATGAAAAAAAATCAACAGCTAGCAGATTGGAAAAAAGCAGAGTCTTTGGGTCAAGAGATGGAACGCTATTATGTTGCTTTAAGGCACCAGGAAGAAGAAGACCAAGAGACCAAAAGACAATTAGGCTTCATCAAACAAAAAGGACAGCGTGCGCTTGCAAAAAGAGAAGCCTCTCATAAAGGCAAAGCCAAAGAAGTACCCGAAGCAAAGCCTTATACGCCGCCTCCAAGAGGCCCGTTACCAGAGCCCGTCCCTTATGGGTTTAAGTTAAAGGTACCGGTTGGCACTAATTTTACGAATGAACCTGAGTATACAGTAACAAACCCCAAAGCGGTTCCTATGCCGGCAGGGACACCTTATCTAAGACCGGGCGCAACGCCGGCGGAAGTCGCTAAATATACTGATGAATTTGCGCGTTATCATCAAGCGCCGCTGCCAGAGCCGGTTGTTCAAAAGCCAGAGAGACACGCAGCCCCTCAAAAAGGAAAACAGCGAGAAAGCGATTTGATGGCGTTAGCAAAATTTTATGCGCCTCCGCAATTTGTGCAATTTTTAATGAATCGCCCGAGCGGTTCGCATATGCCTTACTTAAATCCCTATAGCATGAATGTGATGCGAGAACAACAAGCCTTTGGTTTGCCAGAACAAGTGGAGGTAGAGCCAGAACCCACTATTTATGAAAAAATCATGAAATATTTTAGCCCAGATTTTTTTAATCCTCAACAGTATTATGAGGGAGAGATTTAAATGTTTGACTTTACCCGCTTCATGACCCCTGCGATGCAAAAAATGTTTTATACCCAAATGATGGCCAATCAAGGTCAAGGGAATGAAGCGCAACAAACGCCTCAATTGCAGCCTTTAACGCCTCCCACAAACACCCTATCTCTAAATCCCACCGGCAAAGGGGCTGCTGCTGCTATTGAAGCCGCTAGAACTTCAATGGCTTTATCACCGGGTCAGCAAAAAAAGGCATTAGGACGAGGATTAGTGCAATTTGCAGCCAGCAGGCCTACGCCTCAACCCGGTACGGGTTTTAGAGGTGCGCTGGCCTCTATCGCAGAAGCGATGCCGCATGCAGTCAATGCTTATCAAAATGAAATGGATAGGCAAGAACTCCTGAATCTAGAATTAATGAAGATGGAACAGCAGCAAGAAAAAGGTCAAATGGAAAAGCTTTTTGCCTTAATGCAGCGCCAAGACCAAATGGAAGAAACCAAGCGTCATCACCAGATGATGGAAAAACTAACCGAAGGACGGCAAACAGAAATGAACCGTCATCATTTAGCCACGGAAGAATATCAAGGCTATAATGTGGCGCAAAGAAAGAAATATGAAGAATTAGAAAAGAAATTACCGCCCGGCGTGGAATATTTAGACAAGTATCCTTTGAATAGCAATACCCGTATGTTTTGGGAAAAGACCATTAAAAAACAGATTGAAGAAGGTGACGAAGCAAATCGCGCTTTAACCTATTGGGATGAGCTAGATAAAATCTTTCAACGCAATCCGGGCTTTCACAAAAGTATGAATTATATTCTCCTGCACGGGCAAGATGGCGAAGACCCCAGTTATTGGCAGCAAAAAGCCATTGAACTCAACGTCCCCGAAAAACAATGGGCAGACTTCGTCGCGGCGGGTAAAATCTCTGCGCGATTATGGGCTTCAGAAGCTAGAAGTATCCCCGCTAAGGGCTTGTCAGTTTATGGGGAAAAGCAATTGTCAGCTGGTAACCCTAAACTGGGTATTCCTTATGCAGCGTTTAAAAAACTCCGCAAGCTCTCGCAAAAAGAACTCATGCATAAAGAAGATACCGGACTTAAAACCAGTCAATATGCGCAACAAGGCATGATTTATCGAGAACCTGCGATGGCGCAAAAATACCCTTCGCATATTTTAGAAAAAGCGATTGAGGAGGATGCCGCTCAACAAAAAGCGCAAGCGGTGGCCGCACAACAAATGCAAGTCAAGCAACAAGATGATGCAGCGTTACAAAAGGCGATCGCAGAAGGTCAAGCACGCGGCATTCCCCCCGAGCTCATCTTACAAGCCAAGGAGGCCTTAGATAATGGCTTATAATCCTGCTGATTTAGAAGCTGCTAAAGCGTTATTACGCGCTGCCGGTTATCAGGGAGCAGCGGCTCAACAACCCCTAGAACAAGCCAAAGCCTTATTGTTAGAGCAAGGTTATCAACCGCTGGCCTCGAATGCATCAGCTTTAGCGCCCGAAGAACCTGAAGAAGAACTGAATGAGCTGAATGAACCCAGTACCGTGCGTTTTTGGCTAGAGCAAGCGGCTAAAGCGGGTTTAAATGCGGCGGATTTTGCCGCTATGATTGGGCGCGGCATGATGGGCGGAGAAGCCGGACAATTCCTTCGCCGTAATCCAGCCGAAGCCCAAAGAGAAGCCCCGATGGAGCATACGGAAGATATTTTGAAAAAAAATATCGGACTTGATGTTAACACGCAACCGGCTGATACGCCGTTAAAGCGTATGGGCGCAGGCGCAATTCAAGCAGGCGTTAGTACCTTATTGTTCCCCGGAGGAGGCCTCTGGAATATGATGAAAAATGCTGCTATTAGCAGTGGTTTTGGGGCAACTAGCGCAGGCCTGCAAGAAATGGGCGTTCCTGGTCCTGTTGCAGATTTGGGGCTTTTAGCGGGAACTTACTATGGCGCTAAGAAATTACCCAAAATTCAAGAAAAGATTCATAAAGGTAAAACAGCTGCTTCTAATTATTTGAGTTCCAACTTTGGCTCTCCTAAAACAGCCGCTGCTAGAACGCTGCAAGATTTTGTGCCTGCCGCAGAACGAGAAGCGGTCACAGAACGATTAATGCCTGGGGGAAAAAAGGTAGCGCCTTATGCTCAGTCAGGTTATCAGCCAACAAGTGCAGAATTGGCAGATAATCCGGGATTAGCCGCTTTACATCGCAACTTTTATGAGCAGCCTCAATCGCAATTAGCGACCCATGTCGGTAGAGAAAGCGACAAATTAAGACATGCTCTTGAAAACGCTTCTAGCGGAGATGTTGCGGCAACTCAGCAGCATATCGCAGACCGATTAAATCAATTAGAGGGCAATGTTGCACAACGCGTCCGAGAAATTGGTCCCGGGGGCGGCTCTGCGCAAGATGCGGGAGAAGCCATTCAAAATGCGTTGTTAAATGCGGTAGAAACAAGGCAGCAAGCTAAAAGACAGCATATCGAACCCTTTCGGCAGGCTATGTTAAATAGTGAGGCCGCTGTTCAGCTGCCAACTGCTAATCGAATCATGAGAGAAGAATTACGAAAAGCAAAGGGCGATACGGAAAAAATTTTAAATGAAGCTTCAGAATTGTTTCAGCCGAATGCTGCGAACACGCCTGCCTCCTCAATCCTTGACCCGGTGACTAATCGTCCTTTTCAGGATAGGATGCCGGCTCGTTTAGATGCTGAAGAAACCCAAAATGCGTTAGCAAAGCTTAATGACTTAATCGCCAAGTCTCGTGTAGACGGCAAAAGAACAACGTCAACAACGGCATTATTAAGGTATAAAAGAGCGATTCAAAACGATTTAAGAGAAAGCGTGCCAGAAGTTTTGCGTTTCAGGCAAGAGTATACGCGCGCTATGGAGCCCGTCTCTGCGATTCGTGACCAGCCTGGCTTAAAAGAAATTATCAAAACAGATCGCTACAATCGAGAACAAATGACGCATGGCCGTGTCTTTCAACGTTTTGAAGGACGTTCTAGAGGCGCTGTCGATGATGCGCGAGCGTTGATGCGAGAAGTGGGCCATGATGCGGGGATGCGCCAGTCAATTGAACAGGCGGTTAATCAACAGGCGATGGAAGCTATTGTTGACCAGCACGGGCGTGTTAGCGAACGCTTGTTGAATAACTTTAGACAAAACAATCCGGGACTAGCTGTCTTACATCCTCAACTGTTTGGTCATCGTTTAAACAATGTACATAACGCGCAAGTGGCCGTGAATCGCTATTATCGCGATTTAGATAGCTTGCAACAAACCTTAATGCGTAATGAATTAGGTCAATATATGCCAGGTTCTACGCAAAATTTAGGCGCTAAGATTTATCGAGCAGGCCAATCGGAGCGCACCGTAAACAATTTGATGAATGCCACAGCAGGAAATCCGCTAGCGCAAGAAGGGCTAAGACGAGAAACGATTGACCATTTTATGAGAACTATTTCCAATAATTCTCGTCAAGGCAGCGGCTATACCTTATCTTTTGCTAAAACCAATCGCTTTATGCAGCAGCATGAACGCGCTTTAGAAAGAGTTTTAACGCCAGAGCAAATGGCGCTTTTGCGGGAAAATCAAGCGATTTTAGCAGGGCAAAATATTGCAGAAACTCAAGCAAAAAGCTTTGGTTCACCAACAGCTGCTCGCGACATTATTGAAAAAAATATTGGCAAGGGCATTGATGCCGGTGATTCCAGCTGGGCTAAATTTTACAATTACTTTGCAACCAAGCGGCGAGAAAACGCTCGAGAACTTTTATATCGCGCTTTGATTGACCCAGAAATTGCGCATGAACTTTTAACCATGAAGGTCAAAAGCCAAGCGGCTTTCAATGCCAAGGCGCTTGATTTGAGCAAAGTGCCTTTAAAAACCCTGGCTAGAAATGTGGCGATGCGGCATACAGAGCCAGAAGATGAAGACGAGGAGAAATCAAAATGAGTTTTCAATTAGTCGGCGGGGGTCAGGTTGTTTATCCTGCTTATGTCAGTTATTTATCCTTAGAGTTTTCTACCGGGAATACCAATTTAAGTTGGCCTACAGAATATCAAAATCTAAACCCTGTAGTAGCGGCCTGGAATCGGGTTAAAGCGGATGCAGACAATCTCACTTTAACATTGCCAGATGCGCGTAAAACCAGCGTGGGACAATCTTTTATCATTGATAACTATGGGACGCATGCTTTTAATTTACTCACCAATGACGGGGTTGTGTTAGATGCTATTGCGGCTCCTAGCGTGCAATATTTTGTGTTAAGTGACAATTCGACACAAGCGGGCACCTGGATTACCACTGGCTGGGGCGGGGGTTATGCGGCGGTGACATCGGTGGCGGCTGCGCCAGCTGCCGGGGTGGCTACGAATAACTTAGATATTTCGGGCAGTCCTATTACGGTAAGCGGTACCTTTGTCTTTGATTTAAAAGCTGACTTATTGGCTTTGACCTCATTTGATGCGGGGACAGCCACGGGGATCGCGGTTAGAACGGCGGGCACTCCGACTTATAGCTGGTCTTTACGGACTTTAGTGGGGACCGCACAGCAGATTGCCATTACGAACGGGAACGGAGTTGCCGGCAATCCTACCATTGGCTTAGAGGCTAATGTGACCGGCATTGACAGTATGCAAATTGGCAATATTCAGATTGAAGATAATGCCATTGAGGCGTTTGCTGGCAATGAAATTTTATTAGGCGCAGGGATTGGGGCTGATGAAATCAAAATCTTATCCAACGAGGTACAGATTTTAAACGGGACTGTTTTAGAGCTGATGGCGGCCGATGATACGCATTATGTAGGTTTTGATGCGGGCACTATGGCATCTTCTTATACCTTGACGCTGCCAACGACTGCGCCGACCGCAGGCCAAGTCATGACAGCAGGCTCTATCACGCCTACTGCGTTAATTTGGAGCAATGCGGCGAGTTTTTCAGGGAGTTCAACGGCCAATACCCTGCCTTATTTTACCAATGATACTGGCACTATTGGCGATACCGGAATTACGGTTGGGGGGGGCGGTTTAAATGAATTGTCGGGCCTTCAGTCAGTAACGGTGCAAGATTTAGCCATTGGTTCGGCAGGCAGCACGATTATTTCCAGCACCACGTCGATTCAATTTAACTCCAATGTAGGGTATGACACGATCGTCAATCGTAATCTTACCTTATTAGCGGCGGGTGAGATTCACTTAAACAAGGCCGGAAATGATTATTATAGCGGTTTTAGCGGGAACAACTCAGCGATTGCCAACAACGTGTGGATTTTACCAGCGGCTGATGGCGCTTCAGGCAGTTTTATCACCACTAACGGCTTTAAGCAGCTCAGCTTTAGCTCAGTGACTGTGGCCTCCTTAACCAAGGCCTGGGTAACCTTTCAAGGGTCCACAGCTACCATTTATGAGGAATCTAATGTAGGGAGCGTTGCAAGCGCGGGAACCGGTACTTATACCATCACTTTTACCACGGCATTTTCAAATACCTATTATGGCATGGCAGGTTATGCTTATGATGCTGGCGGCACAACGCCCGGTATTGTAGTGATTACAAATATTATCAGCACTTCCCAATGCACCGTGAAAACTTATAATTTAACAGGAAGCGCGGTGAACTTTGGCTATGTGGCATTAAGCTTTTTCGGAAACTAAGATGAGCTGGTAGTATTGTTTAGCCCATTTGATGTAGCGAATATGATGATATGTTAAGAGAGAGCGAATGACTTTGCTCGGCGGCCCATCTTTTTCGACTCTACAAGTGATTCCAAATAGATTTCCTAGAACGTAATGAGTTTTAGCAAAGTTTAATGCGGTTTCGGTCATACTTTCCCCACTATGATTTTATAGTATTCTTTGGCCCCAATGTGGTCAAAATAATTTACTAAGAGGGCGCAAATGACTGTGCTTGGCGACGCATTTCTTGCTATTATCAAACCGTATCCAAATACGCTTCCTACGACGTAATGAGTTTCAGAAATGTCTAATGAGGTAAATTCGGTATATGTCATTTTTCCCCCACTATGATTTGGTAATACTGTTTAGCCCAATCGATACCTTCAAAGTTATTATTTAACAAGTGATATGATAAGAATTCTTCGATAACTTCACAGGGTAAACTTTTTTTTGGAACAAAACAACATGCGCTCGATCCCCTGAGGATGTAATAATTTTCATCAGACTTTTGTATCATTTTTCCCCCATACAACTAAATGATAATACTCTTTGACGAAAAAGCATCTATTAGAAAGAGTACGTAAAAAGCATGAAAGTATTTCGGCAGGATGAATATTGCTAGGAATACCATAGGGAAAAGTTTTTGAGATGATATAATGGGAATCTAGATTAGAGATAAAGCGAGGAGCTTCTGCCATAATTGGTCCTTTATAATATACTTGTAGTAAGCTTTAACCCATGCGAGCTCATGCCCCTTTAACATGTGTTTTAGCGTTTCAGTAGGTGTTTCACGACCACGCACGAAGACCAATCTGCCATAAGCTTTTAACGTTAGCTTAGGCGTGCCATAGTGTATATAAAACGCAGGATTTATGTTTTGCATCATTTTTGCCTCATTATACGCTTGTAGTAATCTTTAACCCACATGAGCTCATTGTTAGTGTCAGTGAACATGTATTTTAGCGTTTTAGGAGGTGTGCCAGGACCATATACGAAGCATGTACCGCCATAAGCTTGTAACACAATATTTATATTTTGCATCATGCTTTCCCCACTATGATTTGGTAGTATTCTTTGGGCCATTTTAACAGACTACCGGTAATAAAGAGGAGACGTTCTAGCGCTGCGCCTGGGTTGGCATTTTTAGAGACAGCGCAACCATAACCAAAATAAAAATTGCTTGAAAGTATGTGATATTCAGTATAAATATGAGGAACAAAAGAATGCGTATACAGTATTACTTCCTGTTCCATCATTCTTTCGCTCTCATACTTGTCGTGGCTTTGAAACAGTACATACTCGGCCTATCACAAATTGATAATATTCTTTCAAAAATTTCTGGTAGCGTGGATCTGCCCAAAAGTCAAAGCTGAGTTTTAAAAACTCAGTAGGACTCATCAAAATCATTTTTCGCGTAATAGTGTGTAGATAATGAAAATGATGGTTAATCATACTAATTAGAAGTTTTCTTTCTTGTTCTGTATATTGGGAATACCCATTCTTAGTAACTAAACCATAATACTGCCTAAAAAAAGGCAAAACAACGGACATCCAGCGTTGTGTTCTAGCGATATGCCACCATACTTCATAAGGAGCATAACCTAAGAAATCAGTAGGATTAAGTACCATATTTATTCCTAAGGTACGGCCTTTTCATAGCCAAATTCCCCCCGCTCTCAGTGCCTAAAGAGAGGGGAGGGTCCTTGGTGAGGGAAAGCAACAATATTAGTCAATGACAGGGAAAATCTGCCCTTCTAAGTCTGCTTGACGCTGTGAGCGCATAATGTATAAGCCTTTTTTCAAAGGAACAGGATTATGCTCACCGGTGGGTCGATCTTCTTTCATATGGTGATGTTCTAGCGTTGTATCTTCTTTAACCACAACCAAAAAGGTATTGAAGCGATCCATATTGGCCGCTTTGTAAACCGTTACTTTGCCCGGATCTGCTACCCGGTGATGATGCGCGGTTGCTTCACCTTCGATAATCGTAATGCCGCCCTTTTCATCTAATCCCAATTTTTCTAGCGTTTTTTCAAAGGTGCTCATATCTAAACTGCAATCACCAATCGCTAAACAAGTGCTATCGCTAACTCGATTAAAATAAACATCCCCTTGATGACCACTGTAATTTTCCATGTTAACTCCTAAATTAGTTTAATTAAACTCTACCCAATTTTACCTCAATTTTGACAAAAAAGCTACTTCGCCTTCTTTTTAAGCGCAGGGGCACACTGCCCCTCTAACGTTTGACGTAATTCTTCCAAATCCACCTTTAATTTTTTCAAATGGAAGATATACTCACTCATCGGCACTTGCTTTTTTGCCAAACTATTCATCTCTTTTTCAATATATTCGTCAACATCATCAGAATATGTTGCCAACGTATCGACTAACAACTCATATTGAAATTGAGTTAATACAATATTTAACATTAAGCCTCCACCACCGGATTATATTCACCAGGATTAAGGCCCCAAGTCCAACCAATTGCATCCAACAAATTAGCAAAAGGTATATTCACTTCTACTATTTTTTGCGAATGAATCGGGTGATCTGCGGGTAATAATCCAGCCTTCTTCATAATCAATAAATTACTCGGCACCAAATCGACTTGATCAATATTACCAACAACCGCTAACGACCGGGTTACCCTATCTTCATCTTCGTCCTCGTCGTCATCTTCATCACCATCATCGTTTTGAACCTTCGGAAGCTTCGCCAAAAGCGCCTTCACTTTTTCATTGTCATAAGCAAAATATTGACCACAAGGCACTTCAGTTTTTTCTCCACCTTCAGTTTCAGCATCCATCTTTAAAAGGCCTTGCACATATATCTTAAAGCCATCCGGCGTTAAACCAATTTTGACACGTTCTTCTGGGGTCATGGCATCAGCCCCGGGCTCCATCGTGCGATTAATCAGCTTTAAGGCAAACCCCACTCGAATAGTCCCGTTTTCCTCAGGAATTTCTAGCTTATAAATAGCCGCAAATTGATAATCTTTATCATTAATAGGACTCATATACAGCGAACCGCCGCCATCTTTAATAAAGTCCTCAAAACCTTTGTTCTTCCATCGACGAATCATCGAAGTGCGGATTTCAGCATTGGGGATACAAAATATTTGGTCAACCCTTAATAAATCTCCTGACCAGAGAAAGAACAACGCATAAGGAATTTTATAGCGATTACTGGTGATTTCAATCATACCATCCGCTTCTACTGCATCAAAAAAACGATCTGGCGACATCGCAATTTCTAAATGTTGCATCTGTTCTTCTGAAAGCTTCCACTCTTTGACTTGATCAATCGTTAGTTTTAACTTATTTAAGCGCTCTGGCGATAAATCGCTAGGTAATACTAATCCAGTTAACTCGATACCTTCTGAAACTTGGGATTGCATGCACGTTGCTCCTTGTTACCATAAATCCAAAAATCATTATAGAATAATTGACTTAGCTTTGTAAGTCAATGACTTTATGACTCGCCTTTTTAAAATGATATTGATAAAAATTTTTCCATACTTGAATATAAAGCTCACGTATCGAAAAATCTTCAAAAAGATATTGCATGACTGTTTTAAAATAAGAATATTTCAAACGTCTTTTTAATTTTGTATATTTATTTTTAACACAAAACAATCTCTCTACCCAGAGCGGCTCAAGGTTAAAGCTTTCCCAGTTACCATAGACTTTATAGCCATAATCATACTCACACGCTAAACTTCTATTTTTAGGAAGCATCAGCACCTGACAATCAAAAGCTATATGGAATTCTGGCCTACTCCAATAGATAGAAGGCCCTAAGAAAAGAGCCTTCTTTTTTCGTTTTTTATGGGCCATTAAGAAGTCCTGGCTAGATCATTAATAAAATAGCCATACAACTTTTCATCGACATGACCCGACTGAGCCGGCCATTCATCTGATTGCGGGGTTGCTTCATATTTAACGCAAGGTTCTCCGTCACAATATTCCCATAAACCCAAACTTTCCATTAAGTATTGCATTTTTAAAACAGGAATGTGACGACTCACCTTAAATGTTACAATTATATCTTGCATATCCTTATCTCCCTTTAAATTAAACTTTAGTTTTCAGCCTTTTAATGGCCTGTAACGCTTGCTTTTCCGTTAGTTCATGGAAAGTACCTACTTTATAGTATTCTAGCATTTTAGCAATACCCTCAGTATCTAATTTTTCAAAAGCGATTTCCTTTAACTCATTTAAGGTCGGCTCTAAAACAAAATGCTGCGTCACATCATCGACACTAGACGGCCTGACCGCCGGTACGGGTATTGTTTTAACCGGTGCATTGATGCGCTTAGGTGAAGCTTTCTTGATATCACCTTCCCCTTCATCTTCTGGACTTTCTTCAGACTGAGTAATGCCTAAAATAGCCATCAGAGCATATCTGCGCCCATAACTAATGGTAGCTCCTACAGATTGGATCCACCCTTTGCCCCGCATTTCTTCCACCATCAAATCTAAAGAAGACTGTAGCCATTGTCCAGAATTATGCAACAATAGAGTGGTAATTCTGACTGATTTGTTGCATTCTCCTTCAATATGCTGTGTGATACTGAGCCCTTGTTGCGCTAAAAGCTTTCTTACTTGCCCTAATAAATTTTCTAAGGTGGCATAATCATAACTATATTTTTTGCCTTCCCGAGTCAGCACATCGACATGACCATCTTTTTTAATATCCGAAACCAGCGTTTGAAATTGCGCTAAGGCTTGAGACAACTCTTTCAACTCTGTTGAATTATGCATCTTTCCTTACCCCTGTTATTTGTTAGATACCTAAACCCTTTACTTTTAATACTTTACTTAGTAAAGTATAATCATATTTTTTTTTAGAGAGGATGTAAAGTGATTAAGAAAAAAAGAAGCACGGCGGAACGTTTGGCTTTACAAGAAGAACGCAAGAATCGGGTCACCTACATTAAACTTCCTTCTTCGGCCGTGAAACAGGAACTAAAAGCGATCGCTCGCGCTGAAAACTTAACGTCTTTGTCTGCTTTGCTGCATATTTGGATTTTAAGAGGTTTAGAACAGTATAAAGCAGATAAGCAAATGAATCCGGAAACCAAATTAATTAAGTTTTAGATAGTCGGTGAGACCTTTTTTAGCCTCATCGACGCTATACCAGACCATAGTCTGATAGCCCAGTTCTTGGCAAGACGTTAAGAACTCCTGTTGGCTTTCAGTTAGTTTGTTTCCTTTAGTCTTAAATTCAGCGACAAGGCCGTGATAGGATGCTCGGGGATAAAGACAGATAATATCGCTGACGCCGGGAGTGACGCCTTCTGCTTTGAGTAGTTTTGCTTCTAGCGCATGACGGCTGCCGCCATTGGCGGGGTGAAAGGTCACTTTGCGTACCTGCGGGTATTGGTAGCGGAGCCATTGAAAAAATGCGCGTTGATGTTGCGCTTCTTGGCGTCGGGGTTTTTTGCGAGGCTTTTTAGGGGCTGGGGTAAGCAAATTTAGCATAATCATAATCGGTCAGTTTTACGGGGCCTCCCTCGTCCTTTGTAAAAAGTGGGTACTTCGGCAGCGGGAGGAGGTTTTAAGGATTTAGGTCTGCCGGGTCCTTTTTTCTCTGGCAAGAGCGATTGAATACCCAGCTTACGAGGATAAGGTAGTTTTTCTGCTGGGGGTTCAGCGCTGATTGTGTCAACCTTTTTGTCAACTTCAGGAAGGGGTTCAGGCTTAGGGGGGGTAATGGGCGCTTTAGTCTCAGCAACGGGATTTTCATTAGCGAAGGTATAAGCCATCCCAATCGCGGTTAAGTAGGTATGTCCTTCTTTGACTAAGGTTTTGACATTTTCCTCAATAATTTTGCGGCTATTCCCAGTCTTCATCATCATTATCGGTTTCCTGTTTATTGCGTTTAGACTCCGTCATATACCCTTCTTCACGTCCTACCATATATTCCCATCGTTTAGGCGCTTCACAGGGTTTCCATACTTCAAACCATTGGGCTTTTTCGGGAAGGCCAATTTTTTGAGTAGAAATCTCATAGGCATAGGCATATTTTTCTAAATGCGTATCTAAAATGCGAAGCGTATCTAATGAATGAATGATCGCGTGCATATCTATAATATCAAAAATCGTTTCGCTTGCGCTTAAAAACTTGTTAAAACCGCGCAGTTCATCTTTAATCACTAAGCCTTTTTGATACTGCGGTTCATGCTTGATCATGCCAACCTTACGAAGGGAATGAGTATGGGGAATGGTCTTAATCAACAAATAGCGATATTGCACTACACCCTCATTTAGCTTTTAAACTAAGTCAAGCATAAGAGTTTTTAAAATCGCTCGTCAACGCGCTACTACACATACTGCAAAAAATCAGTTATGCTGTGACGGTTTCACTAAAAAGGATTTTTATGCAGCTAAACACCCTACAGGATACTAGTCTTTATTTTCATCTTCATAGTCTTTACTTACACACGTCCCGCTTATACGGGAGTGCGCTACGTCCTTTAGGATTAGTGCCTGAACAATTTATGCTCTTAGTTGCATTGCAAACCATCCATATCGCAGCAAACTTAGCAAAAACTTTATCGGTTAATCGCACGACTTTATCGCGTACGTTAAAGACGTTAGCCGCGCGTCAGCAGATCCAAATCAAGAAAGTGAGAACCGCTAAAAATCGCTTGCAAAAGCTTTATGAGCTCACGCCTAAAGGCCAAGATATTCTTAAAAAGGCTACGTTAGAATGGCGTAAGGTAGAGCTTTATCTGAAAAACAATTTAGAGCAAATGTTGCCGGATTTTGTCACAACTTCTGGCTGGATGACAGAAAGAATAAAGGAGTTAAAAATGATGACACACTCTTAACTCCTTTCATGGTCTTTTTGAAAATTTTTGTTTAAAAGTTTTCGAGAAGATTTAGGCAGTTACAAGCTACTTAGGTGTGAAACTAATTAGCCTTAACTTTGAGACGCTACCCCAAACACAAGCTCCAAAAACAACAAAAACAAACAAAACCCTGTTAGCGACCATAGGGGTAGCGTATCAGAGCTGTAACTAAAGTGCAAGTACAATTTACTTAGAGACAGCTATGAAATTTGAAACCTGTAAATCTATTTATTCAACTTCTGTTAATAAACTAACTGGTATTGAGAAAGCTTTATTAATTTACCTTTGCTATCGCACGAATGCGGAGGGAAATGCTTTCCCCAGTTTGAAGCGGATCAGTCGCGATATTAGTTACTGCTTAACAACAGTTAAAGGCACCATCAAAAGCCTCATTGAAAAAAACTTCATCCGGAAGATCCCAGCAGTCCCCCAATCCTCCCGACGCTCCAATGTTTATCAACTAAATCATAGCATGCTCTTTGCTCAGAAGCCTGTGGATAACTCTGTTGATAAGTACCGAAAATCTGTGGATAAGTTTGTGGATAAGTTGTTAGTAAATAGCCGGGTGGATAAACATACAGGGCGCGAGGCGACCACAGAATATATTAATAATATAAATACTAACCCTTATAATAATATTATAGTTAATCGAGGAGGGACGGCTTATCAAAAACAGCAATTAAAAGAAAAAGAAAAAAGGCAATTGGCTTATCTGCTCGCTTTATGCAAGCAAAGAAGCGTTTCTCAAAAAGCGGTACCTGTGGTCATTCCTGAGACTATACCTCCCTTAACCCCCCGTGCGCCTAAGACCTTAGCGGCCATCCTAGGAGAAAAAAATGTTACCTACGGCCAATTACGCTGAGTTAGTGGCTAGCGCGGAGCGCATTTTAACGCGCTTAACTCGTCACGTCCCCAATCACCAGCTAGATAACTGGCAAATGGTTAATTTGATTAAGCAGCATGGGGTGGAAAAGGTATTGATGACGTTAAAGGCGGTGATCGAGAACAAGACGGGGAACGTAGCAAACTTTCCTCGTTATTTAAAAAGCTGTTTGCATGGTGGCTGGGAGCTTGCTGAAACGGGCCAAGGTGCCACGAACGGCAAAAACCGTCATCACACATATGAAGAAACGCAAGTCACGCTAGAATCGCAAAATCTTTCGTTTAAACGCACAGTTGAGAAAGAGCAGCGCATGCGAGAGATTTGGCAAGCATTACCGGTTGAGCAGCGTTACCGGATCAAGGCGTGGTTAAAAGCCTCTCCGTTGGAGCAATTGATGCCTGAGCAGATTTTGCAGCGGTCTTTACGGGCATTAGAGGCGGATGAACCTGATCGAGGGTCTTTTACGCTTTTGAATTTTGCTGAAACTCATATTCCTGAAGAATTTAGTTTACCCAAGCCTGATTTGAGTGTTTTAGGAGAAAAAGAAAAACCTGTTAATAAGCTGATTAATGAGCTAGAAAAAAAATTTGGCGCAGTTCAAGTGGAAGTTAAGCCCCAAACTTGGGGCTAATAAATTAAGGATTAAAATATGTCTTGCACAATCCAATCTAGCGCGATTTTAAACAAATGTCAAGCGTAATCTATCGAAAGTTTAGCCTCTAAGCGAGGCTAATGTAAGTGGTAAATTAGAAACCTATACAAAATGTAGCTTGAAAAATTAAGATAGCATAATGGCTAATAAAATGTCAAGAGAAGTTTAGCCTCTAAGCGAGGCTATATAGTATTTCACAGTTAAGAGGATCATGCCTGATCAAGTATAATATAGCCTAATAACTAGGTGCATGTCAAGTGAAGTTAAGCCCCCTTTGGGGCTATTTTTTTTAAGCGTGACATGAAAAGTTAAGCCCCTCACGGGGCTAAAAAAATGTACTTAGCAATGATTAGCTTTTTTAGCTTATGGGAGAGACTTATGATTGTCAACTGGGTTGCGGAATTTTTTGATACGGTGGTCTCGGTAGCTGGCAAATATGCCAGGTGGTTAAATATCAAAGGGAGACGGATTTGTTTTTTGATATGGGCTATCTGTTCCGTGTACTGGGTGGGGCGAGATATTGCGGTGGGACTTTATTCCCAAGCGGCTTTTGCAGTTTTTTCGGTAGGATTAAATGCCTATGGTTTTTTTAATTGGAAGAAAAATAAAATTGGAAATTAAAGCTTGACACTTTTTAAAAGTCTCTTTACACTTCAATTGACCATGAGTGTTAGTACTGTTATCGATGGTAAAAACTAGCCCCGGCAGGGGCTCAACTTTATCGTTATGGAGGATGAATGATGGAACAGCAACAAAAACCTTCTCGCAAAGTGCGGATGTCTGTTGGTCTTTTTGAAAAAGGACTAACCATTTTAAATGTTTTAAAACAAACTTATCCTAAATGTTTTTTTGAACCCGGTAAAGAAAAGCCTTTAAAAAAAGGTATTTTGTTAGATTTATTGCAAGCATCGGGTTTATCCTTTGAATCTCCTTCCTATCAAGCGATTACAGCGGCAATTAATATTTACACAAGCACATTGAGTTACCGGGTAGGTTTAATTCGAGAAGACGCAGTACGCATTGATTTAGAAGGCAATGAAGTTGAGCCGATTAATTTACGGGAAAGAACTCAGGCAAAAATAGAAAAAATGAATTTTGAATGGAAGTTGAGCATGGCAGAAGCGGTGATGGCAAAAGATATTCGTAAACAAGCCGGTTTTCATTATGCGCGCGATCGAAAAAGAAAAGAAGCTAAAAAGGCAACTATGTCCACGGTTGAAATGGCAGATAAAAGTGATGTGATAAACACTGAAGCTGTATCAGCTTTGCCTGTCAAAAAGGAAACAATGCCTAAAATTGTTTTTAAAAAGAGGTTAAGCCAAGGGGTTTAAAAGTTATGGTAATGTTAATAAGATTTTCAGGAGTTCTTTTAAATCATTAAACTTGCTAAACAAAGTTAAATTTAAACGAGCATCCTCATCTATGGTGCTGTATAAAAATTTGTCATATATCGATGTTAATGATGAGAAGCCATAACTCACATTTTTTATTCCTCCGTGCATGACATTTGCATAGCCAGTTGCTGATGATGAGAATCCATGACTAAATCTCATAGACCTTCGAAAAGTAATGCGTTGACTGGTCATTCTTAAACTTAAAAACAACGCTTTTAAGACGCACCCTAAAAAATGCTTTGGATATCTTTTAGCATGTTGTAAATAAACTTTAAGCTGCACCTCAAACTCAACGACAGAGCTTTTTCTTTGATAAAGCCGCCAGATATCTTCAATGAAGACTTGTTGTTCAGAGGTAAACCAATCTACTTTTATATTCATAAAAATCAGTCAAAGAATATTTTTTTGGCTATGCTTTTGCAAGAATAATCTCGTAAAGCAGCGTAAAAGAGCGTTTGCAAGATCTCTTTTTTAACGGCAACACTGAAATATTCAACAGCCGAATGATCAAACATCATCGGGTCTTTGTTGATAAAGCGATACGCTATTTTTTGACTTTCATTCCAAAGATTATAAAAAACAGGAGCGCCTTCTTTGATAGGCTCTAATAATACCGCCGCGTGGCCTAACCCCCATTCTGATTGATAAGCTTTTTCTTTTTTTTTCGTTCCTACAATAGGCTCTGTTAGCCAGCCCATAGCTATCTCTCGACCGATGAAAGCCAATCTGAATCCGGCTTTAAAAGCGGTTCTTCGCAAAGATAAGTCAATATTAAGTCTGGCTTTTGCTTAGTATAGTCTTTAACCATCTCTTTTAAAATTTTGACCTCAATGGGGCTTAAATCAAAATCTTCATTCATGCTTCACCTCTTTCTTTTAGGGGCAACTCTGGCGCAGTATCACTTAAAACAACCGTTTCTTGCTTCCCCGTATTATCTTCATAAATAAAAGTTAATGTCCAGCGGATAGGCGTTACCCGCTGACGAGCTTCTACGCAACATTGATGAATAGCTTGTTTAACCCGAATCAATAACCCATGATTTAGCCCGAACAGTCTTTCAATCATTTTAACCTCGCTTTACCCAATCCTTTACCGCGCTTTACTTATAGAAGATAAGAATCCTACTGTCAAGTTATTTTTGTTGCATTTTTCTTAAACCTTCTTTAGAATAAGGCCAAATGTTTCTATTGGTCATAATTTAGCCCCTTCGGGGGCTTTACTTCTGATTTACCCCTTGTTACTATACGTTTCGATGTCGATGATATTTCTTATTTTTAGCCCCTTCGGGGGCTTTAATTTTCTTCTCCTCTGTTAAAACGAAAAAGATAGCCTCGTTAGAGGCTTAACTTTCTTGACCGAATTTTAATTTACCCCTATCCTTTCTAAGATGCCTAAATTATTAGGTATTTAGTTATTAACTAACTAAGGGTGACAATGGCCGCTCCGACAGGGAACAAGTTTGGATTGCGATTTTCGAAGGGATTCGATCCACGAAGGAGTGGCCGTAAGCCTTGGAATCCTGATTTCAAAATCAAGTATGACAAAGAAGAACCTCAGCTTTTAGATAGGCTCTTTGATATTGCTCGTTTTGACCCCAATCCCGGGGTAGCTTTGAATGCGATTATTTACCTCATGAGTATGCGCTATGGCCGTCCGGTGGACATGGTCCAAATGAAGCAGCTGAATGAGGAATTTGAGCGTCGAGAAGCGGAAGAAAACGCCATTACCTTTACGCAAGAACACGCCCTTTTAGCCGCGGACGTGATTAAGAATCAAGGGGTGGAAGCTGACATTTTAAAACTCATGCGCACCCTTTATAGCTCGGGCATTTTAGGCTCTCTTTATAGTCAATTTGAAGCAGAAGCCCAACAAAGTGAACCTCTCTTAATTTCTGCTGCTGAATCCATTGACAATGACGCTTGCCAAGGATACAGTGAGGCAAGCAAACAAGGAGAAGGAGAGCAGGACAATGATTGCTAAAGCCATAGAACCCATTCTACAAGTTTCCTCTGATATTCTAGATTTACTCTGGCCGGAAGGTAAAACGGCTGTTTATGACTTCAATGAACAGCGAGTTTATGTTTTTGACCCTGAGCTTAATCATTGGCGTATCCCCAATGAAATGGATTTACCTGATTACTAGGAGATAACAATGCCAATGTTTGATTTTGAATGTGTTAAATGTAACACGCAACAAATAAATCAATGGTTAAAACTTTCTCATACGACCGAAGATTATCCCGTTTGTGAAAGTTGCGGGGACAAAATGAGTAAATTATATATTTCAGCCCCTGCCTTTAAAGGGGCTGATTTTATCAGTTCCAAGTTTAAACCCTCTAGCGCACCCGCGGGTGTTTCGGAACGTATCCATAAATTGCGCCAAAAGTCTGAGCTAGGCCCGGGGGTACAACCATGAAAATTCTAGCCTGTTTTGTCATGAGCTGCTTTTTGACTATCATGATGGTCATCACTCAAACGATAAGCCGTTTTATTTGCGAATATTTAGTTGCTAACACTACTTATCAGCCAACCATGTTTTTTAAAACAGGATTGTTAGTTGTTCTCTATACTTTGCCCTTATTTTTTATCTTATTAGGCTAATGGCATGAGAAAGTTTTTTTCTTTTTTAAAAGCGTTATGGGACCGCTGGGTTAAAAAACCTCAATGTCGTGCCCTGTTAGAGACCAAAACCGAGCGGTCCCCCTCTTATGCTGTAAAGGATAGCACTGAAACAATCCCGTTACAAGAATTTTTACCTCAAATGCTGGATTTCTTAAAAGAGGAAAGTAAAGATAATTTAAATTGGCTGACTAAAATTGAAACAGGCCAGCATGAATTAAATTTTGCTTATTATTATTTGTTGGATGCCTTTAAAGCCTTGTCAAGAAAATATCGCGTTTTTTCAATTACAAAAGAGCATGAAATTCACGGTATTTATTTTGTTCACTCTGTTTCTCGTTTAGACAGTATCTTCAATGCTGCGCGACCTATTTTTGGGCAATTGGATGTGCAATTTTTGAAGGAAAATAATGAGCTTTATTTGCAAGATCGCATTGCGCCTGCAATACAGTTTCGGCATCCTTGTATTTATAAAAAAGATGCTGACGCGGTCATGCAATTAATCAAAGATTGGCATCAAGTATATGCCTTAAGCGCACCGGACGCTACTACGCAAGAACGCATTGAGAGGGTTGTAGATGTCGGGGTTGCAAAAAATATCATTACAATAACAGAGCCTGGTACATCTATCTTCAATTTGCAAAGAACTAAATTATTAGAACCTCGTATTTATTATCGGACGCATATTTTTAACCATGTTCAGTCAACGCTCAACCCTATTCACGCATGGCATGCAACGTTTTGTGAGCTCACTCCTTTTGACGATGTGCGCACCTTGCATTTACCTGAAATAGAGGCCCTAGTTTTTTTAGAAAAGAGAGTACCTTTCAATGGATAATTTTTTAAAACGCTTAAATTTAGCACCCGGTGAACTTTTCCCCATTGTCCTGTCTTGCGTCTTTGTCATTGCCGGCATTGTGGGGTTCACCTTGTTAGCTATGAAATTAGCTTACTCATAAATATCTCTTTACTTTGTAAAGAGATTGTTATAGAGTAGGTATTAACATTAGTAAGGGAGGATCACATGAACATATTTCGCTATTCTCGGGAAGACTTGGAACAAAAGAAGCAGCGGTTTGTGGAAGAAATTTTAAGGTTAGAGCAGGAAGCCGCATTTGAAAGCCCCGCTGTCCGTCAGCAAATGCAGCAAGAGATACGACGGCATCAAACTTCTGTGGTCTTTTTAGAAGAAGACCTGTACGAAATGAGTGTTTAAGGAGAAAGCCATGTTTAAAAAGCCAGAGACAGAAAATGATACGATACTAGCATTAAGTGAAGAAGAAAGGAATTTGATTTGTTGCGCATTAGATGTTTTACAAAGCCAAGTCAGAGAAATTTCAAATAAGTATGAAAAATCCAACCAATATTTACAATTACATCGTCGATATAACGAAATCGCAACGCTTGCGGATAAAGTGTCCGCTAGGAAAATTAGCAAAGAAGGAGAAGAAAATGCGAACCCTTTTTAGTTTAATGCTGGCGGTCGTCTTTTTAGTAGGCTGCCATAAAAAAACAGAAATGGGGCTTACTAATCCGGATTTGTCCTCTTCTTTGGCTGCGCCAAAATCAGTTGATGAAAAGCTAAAGCCGGTTAACCAACGGCATCGACCGCCTACGCTTGAGGAGTATTTGGAAGATTTTGCTGAGATTCCCGTTGAAAACGATGAAGCTAAAGAATCGCATGCGGAAGAAATAGACGAAGAAATTGACTATGTTAAAGTAAGGCGGATGGTAGATGAAAGAATGCAAAGATAGTATCGCAAAAGGCTTATTTATAGCGTCTGCGATTTTATTTATGGGGACCATTTGCTTGATTAGTTTATGGAAAGGGGGATTTTTAAATGGCTAAGGCGATTATAGCAAGTTTTTTAATCATGTTAGTTGCTTTGGTTGCATTTCTCATTTCTAGCGGCATTTTAGGCACCATTTGGTGCGTTAAACAGATTATTCAATTGGTGACGGGGGCAGCATGAATAAAAAATTAGAGGGTATTGTAGATTTCATCAATATTTTATGCTGGATATCGGCTATCTGTCTTATTATTTTTTCTATCATTGGCATCTGGAACGCCTTAGAAAAGTCGGACAAGAGAGGGAAAATCCAAGAAAGTGCCCATGCGTTTTATGCTTCTCCCATGATAGAGCAGCCAGACCACTTTGCTGTGTCGGTATTTCATCCCCATACTAATGGATGGCTAATCCCTTTCATGATAAATCAGGCACGCATTGCTAACAAAAAGAAAGTTGAAGTGCCTGCAAAAACTCAACCGCTTGTCCAAGATGAATGGCGTACCGAAGAAACGTGTACGTTTGATACCGAGGGCAAAACATGCGAGATATGATAATAAAATTCATAATGTTTTCCATTTGATTAAAGGAGTGTTAAGTGATTATGTATTTATTTTTATTTATTGCAATTTTAGCGCCGGCGGCGTTTTTCCTTTGGCATCAATTTAAACATGATAGATGCTGTACTGAATTGGGATGGTTTATAAACGGGGGTATAGCTGCTGTCTATGTTGTACTGATGATGATTCTTACCTCCCAATGTATTGTGCAAATTAAGCCGGGAGAGGTTGGGGTGGTCGTGGACATGTTGGGGTCACAAAAAGGGGTAGAAGATGAAGAACTCACGGTGGGTTTCCATTTTCTGTTACCGTGGAAAGATGTCTATCATTTTCCGATTTATGAGCAAAATCATCAGTGGATTGATGCAGATGGCTTTAATTTCCAAACCATTGAAGGGTTATCTGTACATGCTGATTTAGGGATCACCTATCACTTATCTCCGGACAAGGTACACGAGCTTTTTTGGCGTTATCGCCGGGGGATGGAAGAAATCACCCATCTTTTTGTGCGTAACAATATCCGAGATGCCATCAATCGGGTCTCTTCCCGGATGAAAATTGAAGAACTTTACGGTGATAAAAAGGAAGAATTTTTTACGACCGTTCAGCGTCAAGTTCAAGGAGAGCTAGAAAGCCTTGGGTTTAAAATTTCTCATCTCTACATTATCGGGCAATTTAAGGTCCCTCCCATGGTCATGGAGGCTTTAAACCGCAAGATTGAGGCAACCCAAAAAGCCCAGCAACGCGAAAATGAACTCCGAGAGGCCGAAGCCGAAGCTAGAAAAGAAATCGCTAAGGCGGAAGGAGAAGCAAAATCTCGCTTACTCAAAGCCAAAGCTGAAGCCGATGCGATCTATGTTCAAGCCGAAGCTAAAGCTAAAGCCAACCAGCTTTTAACCAAGTCCCTCAGCGATGAACTCATCATGTGGGATATGGTAAACCGTTGGGATGGAGTGATGCCTAAAATTACGGGGGACAAAGGCATGATTATACAATTACCTATGTTAGGGGCAGAACATGGCAAAAATTAACACAAAACAACGTATGTACTCTTTAGAATTAACCCAAAAAGAGTTAGAATACTTGCATGACCTGGTTGAAAACGAGTGGGAAGTTTTAACTGACGAACAAACTCGAGACGAAATTGTTGAGCCTTTGTTAGAAAAGATTTTAGCGGAGGGAGAATTTAAACCTTCTCGCCACTGGGAGGAACGAAATGAAAAAGCAGACAACGACGAAGAAGAAGACGAAGACGGCTACCCGGATGACTGGGAAGAAGACGAAGAATACGAGTAAGAAGGGGGTCAGGAATGAGTTGGGTGAAGAAATTAGACAACGATTGCTTGAAGTCATTGTCCCTCATCCTTATTATTGCGTTATTGCATCTGGTGATACTTATTTAATTGTTCTAAAGCGTCAAAATTTGCGCATAGAGGTTAGTAAGAACATGGAGTCGATGCAGCCTTATCAGACTATCAAAGATAAGATGGTCACCAGTATTCATATCATTCGCTGGCCGGATGAGAATGGGGCAGCACAAAATTGCAAGGATGACTTGTTTATAGCCTTAGAGCGTTTTGGTTTGTATCAAAACTACCTCTATCCAGGGGAAGATATTCCGCAATTTTTGGAGAGATTGGTATGAGGAGGGAACCGTTGCCGGGGGATATTGAAGAAACCGTTCATGAAACGGTGCTAGGAGACTTCCTGCATGTCATTAACGTCTTTCATGAAAACCAATGGCTCCGGGTCCATCACTGCCATTTACGTCCTAATACGCCTGACGGCGAGCCTGAGTGTAAGAAAGCTGGCAAGAAGGCGATAGATTTGGTGAAAGAGGGAGTTGCGAGACTAAAAGCGGAGGCGCAGGAGGGGGCTGAATGGGAACATTCTTAGCATTTTTAATCGGAATTTTAATTGGTTATTTTTTATTAGGAGAATAGGATGTCAAACATTTTATCATTGGAAGAATTTAGAAAAGAAAGCCATCGTATCATGAACGAAGCAGATGGGAAAATGACCAAAGAAGATGGTGTTTTTATTTTAGCCGCGATAGAAGAACTTGAAAGCGTCTTGTATAGTTTTTATAAGAATTTACCTGAAAATCCTTCTTATGCTCTTTTGTTTAGCGGAGTGCTGCTCGCTGATATGACAGAAAGATGCATTAAACATTTTTCTAATCTGAAAGTATTAGGAGATGGCGACGGTCCAGTCATTGAGGGACAATCCTTTAAAAGTATTGTCACGAAAAAAGTCCTTGAATTAGGAGATTTCGAATCTTACGAGGCTAAAGCCAAAGTGAGGGGATGGGTAGTAGACAAGTCACCTATATTAAGTCAGCTTCCTATTGAACAGCGCGAGGCTTATATTGAAAATGGGATTGAAGGCGTGTACCCTGAGAAGCCTCAACAATCTACTCAATCCGGAATGCCCGCTGGTTTAGAAAAGTTCTTAACTGCACTTCAAGAAATGGGTGCTAAAGTTGTGACCGCTGAACTATCCTCTGAGGATAGCCAGCAAAACAGTAGCGATGAACCTAGCAAATTACCAAAGGAGACTTTAAATTGACCACAGAACCAAAGCCAAAAACGCCGGCAGAAATGCTGTATCAAGCAACTAAGCGGGTAAATAAGATTTTAAAATCTGCTCAATATCCTCGTTTTAAAGTAGATGTTGCCGTAGATTTAGTGCATCCTCAACAGTTTTTACACAGCTTGTGTATAGAATTTTTAGATAATATAGCAGTGGACCCGCTTTTGTTTCAAGAGCCGGCAGAAAACGAGCTCTTTGTTGCTGTGAATAATGCGCAAATGAACATGCTTTCTTTAAATTATTTGGACAGACTTGTATTGTTAAGTACTTTAGCAGATCCAGTTAATCAGTTTTTACAAAGTGTGAGGATTATGGCAGATGATGAAGCGGTAAAAAATAATCGACTCAATCTGTTGTTAATTACCTTCACTACCTTAACGAGTGTAGCAAATATGCAGATTGCCTTTGATGGTGTTGGAGATCAGACTGACTGTAAGCCTCCACCGCCAAAATATGATTTTAACTGGTTCAGCTATATCCTGCTTTCGGCTCGTCAGGCTAAAGCTAAATAGCCTATGTTTTCCAAAAGCAAAGTAACTAATAAAGATAGACAAAAGTTGCAGGAATATATTGAGGAAGTCGGAGGGCTAGAGAAGTTCTATGACATTCGCACTCTTAATTATTATGCTCAAGAGATAATTTATGGTTATCTCAATGATACCCCTATTCTTTTTGTATCACGAAACATGGAAGCTTTTTGGTTTGACAAAGAGAAGTTACGACAAATGCTTTTGGAAGACCCGGTGATAGGCCATCACTTTACAGACGCGGCATTGTTAAAAAACGCATTCGATTATCATCCCGTTTTCGCCAAACGGCTATACCCTATTCTTTTAGGATTACCCCTATGATTTTAGATTTTTCCACGTCAAAGTGATTTTTTTGTCCATGGCTGCGGCTAATTTAGCTAATGTATGAGCGGTTAAATTGGCCTGCCCTTTCAAAATTTTATCTAGCTGAGAAAAGGTGATACGTATTTTACGAGCAGTTTCGTTAATACCTAGCTTATTTTCTTTAATATAAAGCTTAAGTTCTCCGGCTATTTGTTTTTTAAATTCCGCAAAAACTTCTTGCTCAACTTTGTTTTTTTGTTTTAGCCATTCAATTTCTTTGGTGTCTAAACGCGCTGCTAATTCTGTCTCATATGTTTTGATTTTCATCAGTTTCTCCTATAGATTAATCAGTGAATCATATTGACCCGCTACTTCATATTCATAAATTTCTAAAAAATGATGAAGATAATTGCGGCTAGATTCTATAAAAAAAGCCCCTTTATGCGGAACATATATCACTTTTCCCGTAAACTTAGGCACCCCTTTGACATAGGCTGTCACAATGTGACCTTCTTCAATGTCAACGCCGTTTTTGTCTTTAATGCCAACCGCTTTATTCATAAAACCACTGGTATTTAACCATTGTTTGGCAAAATTTAGAGAGACGTGGCTCTATAGCAAGACCACCCCACAAATCATAGCCCTGAGTTAATTCTTTTTTTACCTCTTTTTCTAAGCCATCTTTCAAGTAGTGACAAAAAATTTTATAGTCCACCACGCGCATGCGATAGGCAACAGGGGTTTCTTTTTGTTCTTCTACTCCTTCGGCAACACTGATACCCAAAAGCAGACTTAGTGCGAGCCCTTTAACCCATGCCTTCATGCCATTGTCCTTTTAAGCTTTTGCTCCATCGCGTCAATTTCTTGGTCCATTTCAGCCCAAGCGGTCTTAACTGACTTCTCATGCTTTAAAATCTCAATCTCAGATCCCCGTTTAGTCAACAGCAAACTATATTCCCGCGCCTGTAAACGTTTCACCAAAAAGTCTACAGCTAAAAGCGGATCTGCTTTTTCCCCACACGTGTAAAACGCAATGCTCGCCCGCCGATGCTCCGGCCAGGTATGAATAGTAATATGTGACTCAGCTAACAAAATAAGAACGGTCACACCATGGGGCTTAAATTGATGGCTAATGCGATTGATTTGTGTGGCTTTAGCAATGATAGCAGCGGACCCCAGCGTCTCTTCCAGAAAATCTCGCTCATTCAATAAAATCCCCGAACATCCAGACAATTCCAGACTCAAGTCTTTACCATCGGACGTATAGGTGGGATAAACAGTTTCTACTAATCTAAATTGTTTTAACATTGTCCTCTCTCCTCAAAACCTACACTGTAAAGAACTTTCTTAAAATAATCAAGCTCCCCTTATGTGAATTTCAAAGTCAGCTTACACTCATTCTATGGACAAGCTTGCCTTTTCTAGCTTGGAGTTTCCGCACTTGCTAGGGTATACGGACATTGCTCTCGCGGAACAGTCTCTTTATGCTTTTGTGAAGCAAGCGTGGCCTATTGTAGAGGGTCGACGGGTGTTTGTGGGTGGCTGGCACATTCAAGCCATTTGCGAGCATCTAGAAGCTGTGATTAAGGGCGATATTAAGCGGTTAGTCATTAATGTACCCCCGCGTACCAGTAAGTCAACGGTCGCGAGCGTGATGTTTTGCGCGTGGGCTTGGATTTCCCGGCCTGAGCTGCGCTTTCTCTATGCCTCCCATAAACAAGAGCTGGCCACGGTTCATTCGGTCTTATGTCGTAATTTGATTCTTTCTCCTTGGTACCAAGAGCGTTGGGCAGATCGCTTTCAGCTCGTCAAAGGCGAGATTCAAAAAGAAAAGTTTCAAAATGACCAGCGGGGAGAACGACTCACCACGGGTGTTACCTCAGGGCTCTTAGGAACAGGAGGCGATATCCTCTTGGCAGATGACCCCAATACGGGGGAAGATGTCACCTCCAAAGCCGAACGAGAAAAAAAAATCGCCTGGTTTCAGCATAGCTTCTCAACCCGTTTAAATGACCCCAAAAGCGGTTGTATCGTCGTGATTCAACAACGCCTCCATGAGAACGATATCACGGGCTATCTCATTTCTAATGACCTCTACAAAGAGTATGTGAAGCTCATCCTCCCTATGGAGTTTGAACCCGCCAGACGCGCTAGAACCATTATCTTACCCACATCCCATGGCAAAGTTTGGCAAGACCCGCGTAAAACCGCAGGCGAACTCCTCTGCCCTGACCGTATTGGCCCTAAAGAGCTTAATCGCCTCAAGAATCAGCTCGGCACAGAGCTCAATATCTCAGGACAGCTTCAACAAAGCCCCCATCCCGAAGGGGGTGCCTATATCAAAGCAGACTGGTTTCAATGGTGGGTGTCTAAAAGCGTGCCCAAGCTCATTCGTATCTTTCAAAGTCTCGATACCGCCTATACGGATAAAGCTGAAAACGACGCATGCGCAATCACCACCTGGGGCCTCTTTTATCATGAAAAGCTCAATTGCCGTTGCCTGCTATTACTAGATACCTGGTCTGACCGTGTTCTTTACCCTAAACTTCGTCGGATTGTCACAGCCGGCTATCATGACTACCGCTCGCACCATCGAAAAGTCCAACCCCATTCTGCCTATAAAACCGATACCCTTATCATCGAAACCAAGGCAGCAGGAGCCCCTATCCTCCAAGACCTGCATGAAGCAGGCTTACACGTGCACGAGTTCAATCCGGGTAAGATGGACAAAGTGGGACGCGTTTCTCTCTGTAGCGCACTCTTAGAAAATGGCCTTATCTTTGTTCCGGCAGACCCTAAGACAGACTTCAAAACGCTGCTACCCATTTCTGCCCAACTCATTGACCAATGCATTAGATTCCCTAACTCAGAGCATGACGATATTGTCGACACCATGACGCAGATGCTTATCTATGCACAGCAAAACCATATACTAGACCACCGCGACAACCCCAAATTCACCGAAGACTTCGGTCAACCTACCTCTATTGGCCTTTATAACGATTATACGCTGTAAGCATGGGCGCACTTTACCGAATTTCAAACTTAAGCGATAATAGGTCATCTGTCTTTTTGTTTTAACGTGGAGGAACAACCATGAAAAAGCTATTATTAATCCTTCTAACTTTTTTGTTAGCAGCGGGTTGCTTTTCGACTGTTGTCACTCATTTGAATGTCAATGTGAAGCTAGAACGCGCCCCTGTTCTTCCTCCTCAGTATATGTTGAAAGGAGCGGACCCAAACTTAATCAAGAATCAGTACTGCGTCAAAATCCCCTTGATTAAGCGCGAGCTCGGCCTCTCTCTGCATAAAGGAGGAGAGTGCGAAGGGAAAGCTATCCTTAACTTTCCCAAACGTTAAAGTCTGGGGGAATGGTTTGCAGCATCGGCGACATTCCCCCTATGACTGTCTCGCTACTCTTAGCTGTCACATTATGCCCAATCGCGATACAGCCAGGTTCTGCGCTTGCCCCATGCCCAATAGCAACCGCAACCCCGCTCGCTCTGAGCTCTAGCAACCGCGCCATCATCTCAGAACTAATAACCACAATCCCGGAACTACAATTTTCTTCGCTAATGTCTTCAAAATCGCCAATCAAAATCGCGCCTGTGCGTAAAAGCTTTATCTTCTTTAACACGTCTTCTGGCAACTGGTGGCTAATTGTCACCGCTTGGTTCCCCCTTATTGTAAAATTTTAGACCCTCTTGATATTCTGTCTTTAATTCAGAAAGCTTAGTGGTTAGCCTCTCAGTAATTTGCGCTAGAAGCGTGACAGAGAAAAGATAATGTTTTTCATTTCTAGAATTGTTTATTCCGAGCTCATTGATGAAAGCAGAAATATGCGTTCCCCGTGGAACCCACATTTCGTCATCTAAGGCTCCCATCCCCGATAGCTCGGAAGCTAGCTCACGAAAAGCTCTCGTGTAAACGTTAGCTCTTTTATGAAACAGATCTATAAACTCTTGCTTTGTCATACTAACTTTCACTTTTTTCTCCTTTTTTCATAACCGCTTGATAAAACTGCTTGAGATCTGAGAAAGGAAAATCATGCGCCATGCCTTTTAAAATAATGGCACGCTCTACCTTTAAACTTCGCACCTCTAGGGTACGCGATTCTGCCTCTTTCATGAAAAAGACTTCAGTGGGCCAGATATCCCAGTTCTCTCCTGAGTACTTTTTGTGCAACTGCCCCACTGCACCCCCAGGAAGCCGAAGCCAGCCTGCATTGAACTTTTTACTTATTCTTCTAGTATCAAAATCAGACACCACAACCGACAAAGGCTTGCCCTCCTCTGCACACTTCTCACTTAGCCTTTTTAAGCCTTTATCCCAGGTCCTCATAGCGTCTGTCTCTTTAGTTAGCGTCTTCAAATCTTTTTTCCATTTCTTCATAGCACCTGTCCTCTAAATCATCTAACTGACACTCAAAGTTCATCAATTGAAAACACGCGGCTTCTGTTTTATCTGACAAGCCTTTAGTGGCTTCTCCCCAGGCTTTGTCAGCCTCAGCAAAAGCAAGGGCCATTTCTTTTTTGTTTTTAAAGGGGTCTTTAGAAACGCGCAAGTGCAGCTCGTCTTGAATAACTTTTAGCTTTTGGACTAAAAAAAGATACAAATCGAGCAAGTCGGACGAAGCCGTTTCGAGATTTGCTTCAATCTCTCTACCTGCTAGTTGAAAGATAGCTCGATACAACTTAAAAAACTTTACCTTGTCATAAAAATTTTGCATTTCTTTCTCCTTGTTAATTACTTTCTGCTGTTAACTTTTCAAGCGTACTGACGGTTTTGTCATAGATATCTGTCAGATGACCATGAGTCAACTCTAGCCCATACTGCATCATGAGCTGCACAGTCTGTCTTTTAGACTTAATCACACCCTCCATCAACTTAATTTCGTGGTTAGTATGGTCTTTTAAACACTGCATCAAAAAGAGAAACTCAAGCTCAGTGAGTATCTTTTCTTGATCTAGCACAAACTCAAAGAAGGGGTCTGTCAAAAGCTCGCGCCCCTTTTTTGTTAACAGCTTATCCGAAGGTCTATCGTCTTCAGGTGCATGAAATTTTAAGAAGTTGAGCAACTTATTCATGTCATCATAAGAAAAAGTATTATCAGCCATTGGTTATCTCCTCTAGTCTAAGGACCATTCGTCTACTAAAGACCATTCAGCTTTGTCATATCCAGGCAAACTGTGTAAAGCACTTTTCATAATCGCCTTCAAGATAAATTTAGCCTCGCTGGTATTATAGTCGGGGGCATCTTCTGTTTGATACTCATAACATTCGCAAAGCTTCAAGGCCTGCACGGCCGAGATTTCGCTCGGACAGCGCTTAAAAGTGAAAGAAGGCGTACTAATTTTTTCTTCATACCGATAGTTCACGCTAGCCATATTCTGCTGACGCAGCTTATCTCCCCAGATTTGCAGGTGTTTATCGGTAGCAGGATCTTCTCCTCGACTGTCACTATAAAAATTTAATATCGCGTTCAAATGATTATCGCCCAATAAAAATGCGCTCATGACTTTCTCCTTAATCTACATTAAACTCACTTTACCACTACATATTTACTTTGTAAAGAACTTTTTTAAAAAATATTCTCGCCTAAATTTGACATCTGACTTTGTATTAATAACTTTTGCAGTCGGATAATAGCGGTTTGAATAGCTGATTTAATTAATAACTTTTCTGTCGTAGGCGGTTTGCTTAGCACATAATCCGCAACCGCTTCTTTGTGACCCGGGTGATCAATGCCTAAGCGGATACGCTGGAAATCTCTACTATGGAGGTGATGAATAATGTCTTTTAGTCCATTGTGTCCGGCATGTCCTCCCCCGACTTTAAAGCGAAATTGTCCAGCTTTAAGATCCAGTTCGTCATGCGCAACCAGGATGTTGACGGGGGCAATGTGAAAGTATTTTGCATAAGCACCTAACGCTTGTCCACTATGGTTCATATAAGTGGTTGGAATTAACAAAGGATATGTTTTGCCGCCAAAGCTCCATTCCGTCAAACGGGCACTAAATTTTGTTTCTGTATTAAGCTTTAAACGAAATTGCTGGCATAAGGCTTCAATAAACCAGGCACCCGCATTGTGCCGGGTTTCAGCATACGCTGGGCCGGGATTACCCAGCCCAGCAATGAGCTGTATGCTGCTACCAGGCTGAGTCACCAGGGTTGACCTGCTTCGAGCCATGCTGCAATGCCGTCGATGGTGCAGGGAATGTCGACATTAAAAAAGTCGTTCTCGGGATATTTTGCTTTTACCAAGGTGAGCATGCCCGTCTGGTCATTAAAGCCGGTGCTCTCTGTCAGCCTCTCGTCTTCTGGCAGGCGCACTAACGCACGCACGAGTTCAATAAGGAACCTGACCTGCTGCTCATCTTCGTCTGCGTTGGGATCGAAGGGCTCAAGCATGTAAGGCACGCCGGCGCGGTATCTGTCCCACTTCTGCTGTATCATCTCTTTGTAACTTTCCATCTCATGTCTCCTCTGCTGTAGTGACTATAAGGCTACTGTAGCATCACCTTTCTACTTTGTAAAGCACTTTTTTAAAAAAAGTTTTCATCTGTGACAAGTGTGATAAGATAGCCACATGATAGACAGAACTAGACTACCCGATTTTCATCTTCGTCCTCCCTGGTATCGTGATGGGTTCACTCCGCAGAGTGCGGGCGTATACTATGGAATACAACATAAATGTTGTCCAAAAGGAGTGATTCAAGCTAGCTCTGCTTGGTGGCGACATCATCCGAACAGAACAATGACTTTTTGGCGATCTTATTATCAAACGGTATTAAAAAGATGATAGGCAGAACTGGCTTCCCCGCTTTTTACCTGGTTACACCCTGGTGTATGGCAAACGTTTCTCCGCGCTCTGCGGGGGTATACTATGGGATGCAGCCGGACTTTTGTCCAAAGCAAGTCATGCGAAGCGGGCTCGATTGGTGGCGAAATCATTCGCACCGGACGCTAGAGTTTTGGCGGTCTTACTATCAAACGGTGCTAAAGAGGTGAATCTCTACGCTCGCATATTTAAGGCTGTCTTGACTTTTGACTGGGCCATGGTGGACGCGATGAGGACATACTACCGTGTCATCCTCCGAGAGCCGACTGAGGCAGAGCGTAAGATGATAGGGGGAGAAGATGACGGACAGGTTTGAAAAGTTTAATACTGAGTATATGTCAGAGTGGGCTCTCTGGGGAAACAAGCATCTTGCTGCTTACCTCTATTCCCTTCCTGAAGCGATTACTCGGTCAGAAACCTTGAGCTACATTTTGTGGAACTATGAGATCGGCTCAAGTGTCGGCAGATACTTTGTTTATACTCTAAAAAAATACTACCAGGCAGTCGTGAGATGACGGACAGGTTTAAGGAAAAGGATATACCGCTGTGGGCTATATATGGCGCAGCAGGGCTGCCCGACTACTTCTTCTACTCTCTTGATGAATCCAGCGCTTCTCGGTCAGAACTTTTGAGCTACCTTTTGTGGTACTATGACCCTGCTACTCTAAAAAAATACTATCGGGTAGTCACGCAATGAAGCAAGATATATGGCAGAAGAACCTCGCGCACCGTATGCAGCATCCTGAACAGTATTATGTAATTTGGGGCTTTAACTACATCTCAAAAGATATACGCCCCAGTAAAGCTATGTGCGAGCTGATATGTGATCGCCCTGCCTTTTTGGCAGTAGCCAAAGAGTACTACAAAATCATACTGAGAGAAGCATGATACAAAGCCTTAAACAATATCTTGGTGAGCCTATGATAGTTTTAGAAGCCAATGGCGGATGGTGCTGGGTATATGGTCCTGGCACACCTCCTAAAACGCTGACATACCTGCTTACTGACAATGATTTCATATGGGCTAAAGCGTACTACAAGCACATCATGAGGAAAGCATGACACAGATATATTACTGGGGCCTTGTGACACGAGAAGACCACCTATCCCTCGCCATCACTGATGTGCACATCCTACAGAAGCGTCGCCCAGAATGGTTTCGCACCTTCTTTCAGGGCGAAGAAGCTTTCTTGACCCCAGAAAGGGTGATGCGTTACTTTACAATGCAATCTTTCATAAACCTCGCATTCATCCGCGACTACTACCAATGGGTCATGCCATGAGCACAGAATATCGTCACGCACTGGTAGAAGACTTTCTTCACGTGTCGCGCCTATATATCGGCCTCAACTCTTTCCCTTTACGCTACTATTACCAGATGGCAATTCTGAATCCGTATCCCACCGATGAGGAATTTATGCATAACGCTCATCTGCTATCTGAGAAGCTCGCCCTGCGGAAGAAAACATGAGCACAGAATATCGTCACCCCATCGCAAAACAATTCCTCGACTACTTGCGCACATATCCAAGTCTGCGTTGTCTTATCTTACGCGCCCATTACCAGATGGCAATTCTCAACCCGAATCCCACCGATAAGGAATTTATTAATATGAGGATTTTGTTCCTAACCGGCGTCCGGAAGAAAGCATGAGCACAGAATATCGTCACCCGCTGATAAAACACTTTCTCCACGCGGTGCGCACATATAGCAGTATCAGACCTTTTGCCTCACGTCACTACTACAAGATGGCGATCCTCAATCCCTATCCCACCGATGACGAATATCTTCATAACGCTCGTCTACTAGACAAGCGCGCCCTGCGGAGGAAAGCATGAGCACAGAATATCGTCATGCGCCAGTAAAACACTTTCTCCAGGCAGTGCGCACATATCCAAGCCTGCGCTCTTTTCGCTTGCGGTATCACTACCAAATGGCAATTCTCAATCCGTCTCCTACCGATGAGGAACTGGTTCATAACCAGCGTAAAATTCCACAAATAGTTTCTTCAGCTCCTCTCCTCCGGTTACTGCATTCTCGCCCGCTTCTGCTGCGATGAAGACCCCTCCGGAGCTTCCTCCTCAAGCGATGCTGCAAAAGACTGCAACATCTCATCCTCGGTCTCCTTTATTTCTTCCCGCAACAGCGTTATCAAAGACTGGCTCTCAGCCCTATACCTTTCTGCCTCCAAGTGCTTTTGCTTAAGCTGCTCCAGCAAAGCCTCGTACTCTATCTTGGCCATCTCAAACTGCACTTCCTGCAAACGCGCCTCTAAGCCTTCCGCAAGGGGCTTCTGCTTTAACACCAACAGAAAGTCTCGCGTTGATTTTACCGCAGCAGTCAAAACTTGACACTCCGCCATCACCATCGTCAAGCGATTAGTCACCCTCAAAAACTGCTGATACCGCTGCCAGGCAGGGCTTCTCTTAGGCTGCTGCTGTAACTGTGTAAACACTATTTTATCCTCCTATTCTATCCTCGGGTTTTGTTGCTGAGACGACGGAAAGACATTATTCCAGCGGTCTAACCACTGCGTAACCAAACGCTTGCCTTCCTCGATATGGTGTAGGGCCGTACGCGATTTTTCTTCCATCCGAGCTTGTAGCTCACGAGAGGCTTCTACTCCTTCTTCTATAAGCTGCGTCAGCTCCTGTATGCGCTCGGCTTCTGCCTCACCCTCAGCCTGCTCGAGCTCATCCTTTTCCGCGACCCACTCTTGGACCTGCATAGCGTGTGTGTCCTGCTGCCTTTGCAGTTCAAGCACTTCTTCTGCCAGCTGTTTGACGCGCACCATGTTCTCTAAGATAGCTACCCAACCTGGTATGATAGGTCTAGCCATCAAACTAAATAAATTAAACATCTAATAACCTCCTTATTATTCCATTCTTGACTTCTTCGCCGGCGACTCCTCGCTCTCCTCTCTACTCATGGGCTCATCCAACGGATGCACGTTTTTCTCAGGCTTCACCTCTGCCGTCATCACACTGTGCCACTCGCGCAAAGCCTGGTCGCGCTCACGATAACATATGTTCGCTTGCTTTTGAAGCTCTTCCAGCTTCTGCGTTGTACTCCACAACTGCGTCTGCATCGTATGTATCTGCGCTTGCAGGATACGGTCGTGGATATCTCCTGGCTTAAAGATGCCATTCTCTAGCCCGCTTAGCCGTGATTTTTTGTTGCGGTCGATGTCTTTTTGCAAGTTGGCCGCGTCCGTCGCGTAGCTGTCGTTTTCATCCATAAGCTTACGAAAGCGAGCAGTAATCTTTACTACCTTTTGAAAGGCGTCCCACTCAGCTTTGTTGCTTTGGTCGGGTTCTTTGCCAAACATGTTAAACATTTTTATTCATCCTTATCACCCACTGATAATGTCTGCGCACAATGTGCGGAAACCTATCGAAAACCGCACACGCTTCCTTAAACGCCTCCGCCAACGTTAGTTCAGGAGGAACTATAGTTACATCATAAAGCGGAAGCCAGTTTCTCCACATATGTAAATTCATCCTTTTCTCCAAACGTCTCCGACTGAGACTTCTTCCACATATTGTGCTATCTCCCGGTCACCCTTCACTATCGCCTTGTAATAGTCTTTCAAGGTATAGGAGAAAAGAGGCCAATGGTAAAAGAGGGGTTTAATCGAGTCGGCAGTAGATGCTTTTTTGCTTACAGCAGGAACAGGGAAAGCAGCCATTAGATTGAGTAACCGCCTTTTAAAGTGTTTTAACTTAAGGTGTTTTAACGTAAAGTTCACGCTTTTCTCCTTTAATTACCGCCTGGTAATAGCCTTTCAAGGTATAGGTGAAAAAAGGCCAGCTGCGAAACAACATGGTCATCGTTGCAACCGTCTGGATAGGACATTGAGTAATATCAGGTACTTTGAACTTAACTGTCACCCTTTTCTCCTAACTCTACTTCTTCCTCCATAAATCTCCCAATACACAGATTTCTGACAATCTCTGCGGTCACGTACATATCTGGCGGGTCTATATCGCGCAAGTCTCCGTCATATTTACGCCTAATCTCTTGGAGTTTGTTAATCTCAGAATCTAGGCATGCTTGAATGATTTCTATATGCTTGTCAAGAAGAAAGCGCGGATAGCCTATGTGTCGCCATAAATGTTTTCTGAGCTTGTCTAAGTCTTGCATGGAGACTTTCATGACTTTTCTCCTTGAACTACCCTCTGATAATGTATACGCGCTATGTGCGGGAAAAGATGCCAAATCTGACAAGCCAACTTCAACTCTCCAGCAAGCGATAAATGGTCGGGAACTACCAGAAATGAATGATCGAGCTTTGTATGGTCGAGATTTGGTGGCCATATGGTAAATGTTGTCATCATTTTTTCTGCACCACTCTCTCATAATGCCTGCGCACAAGGCTTGGAAAAAACCCCCAAACCTCACAAGCCACTTTCAAAGCTTCAGCAGGCGTGAGGTTGTCTTTCCTTACCACGTAATCAAATGCACGCTCGGGATCTGGGGGCCAAGCTGGTGGCCAAGAAGGAATTTGTATCATCTTTCCCCCATTACTTGCCGATAATGTATACGCGCAAGCTCTGAGTCAGTATCCCAAAGCTCACAAGCTAACTGTAAGGCTTTGGCACGCGTGAGCCTTTCTGCTATCATCACCCGATTAAATACAGACTCGAAAGATTCCGGCGGCCACATTAACATCCTTTTATGGAACAGATGATAGCATGCGCTATTTCTCCATAGGGTCATATATCCCGTTCTGTGCTGTCCCTGAACACTTCGAGTTATAAACATTTTATCTTCCTCATTACCCGCCGATAATGTCTACGCGCAAGTGTTGAGTCAATATGCCAGAGCGCACAAGCTAACTTTAACGCTTCCGAAGGCTTGAGCTTTTTTTCTTTTGCCAGGTAATTAAAGGAAGACTGCGCAGACTCGTGTGGCTGCAAGCCATATCTGCACAAAAACTGATGATACAATCCGCCATCTCTAAATATGGGGCCATATCTTCGCAGTGGCTTAAACCATCCGCCAGTTATAAACATGTTCTTAGAGAGCCCCCTATCCCTAAAACTACATGCTGATAACGCCTGCGCACAAGGCTTGGAAAAAACCCCCAAACCTCACAAGCCATTTTCAAAGCTTCAGCAGGCGTGCGTTCTTTCGCCATAAAGCGCTCAAACAAATATTCATACATCATAGATATGTATCCATCTTAGGGAGACCCCTTACTTGAATTTTAAAGCTATCTTATACTGCCTTTAAGCCCAGAATCTTTGCCTGGCTTGGACCCCGTAAGGGGCTAACAGCTATGGATAAGGCAAAGAATGGCTTTCGAAGACGAATTCGCTCTCCTAGAGCAAGACCTCTTACCAGACGATGCGTCTGCGTATGAAATCGCGGCAAAGGGCCCGGCAGACGGAGGAACAACCCCTGCCGGGAGCGATTTTTACGAAAACCTCGCAGAGCACATCGATGTCTCCATTCTATCCGGTCTTGGGGCCAGATTACTAGACGAGATTAAAGAAGATATCGAATCCCGCCGTGAATGGGAACAAACCATCGCCCTCGTCATGAAGTATCTAGGCGAAAAGGTAGAAGAATCCAAAAGCGTTCCCTTCTTTCGCGCCTGTTCTTCCTTTGATACCACTCTCACCACGGCTGTCTATCGTAACTATAGCGTCTACAAACGCGAACTCTTTCCCCCGGAAGGTCCTTGCAAATCTAAAATCAATGGTATCCCCACCAAAGAAACCGAAGAAATTGGGGAACGCCGCAAGATTTTTGCTAACTACTATCTAACGACAGTCGACAAAGAATATTACCCTGACAGCGAAAAACTGCTGTTATACACCATCTATTGCGGCTCTGGTTTTAGGAAAATCTACCAAGACCCTTTAACCAAGATGCCGGTAAGCCGTTTCATTCGACCGCAAGATTTTATTGTCAACGTCCATACCACTACTATCCTTTCCTCCTCCCGCCTCACACACCTCTACGAGCTCCCCAAACAAGATATCTATCTGCGTCAGCAGGATGGGTATTTTACCGGGGAGTCCCTCCCTAATGTGAGCGACGATACGGAAAGCGAGCCCAGTGTTATCACGGAGACCACCAAAAACATCACCGGCATCCAGACGGACAATACCGAAAACAAATCGCTGTTCAAGTTCTATGAATGTCACGTCATCCTAGACTATACCGACTTAAAGGGCCAAGACCCCGCTGCCGACCGCAACATTCCCTGCCCCTACATCGTTACCATCTGCGAAGCCACAAAAAAGATTGTGCGCATTCAGCGGAATTGGGAAGAAGGCGACGAGCAGTTCAAACGCAAAGAATACTTCGTGCACTACCAGTTCCTCCCAGGCTTTGGCATGTATGGCATCGGGATGGCCCATTTAACCGGATCCAATGCCATTACCCTGACAACGATTTTGCGTCAGCTCATTGATGCTGGCACGCTCAAGAACTTCCCCGGCGGCTTAAAGTCCACGTCTGCACGCTCGAATCAAAACAACAAGTCGATCGGGCCCGCGGAGTGGCAAGAGGTGGAGACCGGAGGCAAAGCCATTCAAGACTGCTTCATGCTCATGCCCTATGCAGAGCCTTCCCAAGTCTTGGCTGCCTTGCGCGGTGAACTCAAAACTGAAACCTTAAATGTCGTCGCAGCCGCCGAGGAAGGCCTCCAAGAAATGGGGCCTAATACCGCACCCACGACAGCCTTAATCAGCCAGGAAGTTGCAGCACGCTTGCAATCGGCTTCTTTAATGTCCATGCATTCGAGCTTGGCATACGAATTTAGCTTGCTGTTCGCCATCTTTGGCGAATGCTTGCCGGATGAGCCTTATCCTTTCAAGGTGCCAGGTTATGAGGGAGCCGTTCTAAAGACGGACTTTAACAACAATATTGACACAGTCCCGGTCTCTAATCCGAATGTGCTCACCTCATCCCATCGTCTTATCAATGCCGATGCTTTGCTGAAGCTCGCCTCCCAAGCTCCCGATGTCTACAACATCCGTGAAACCCAAAAACGCATGTTAGAGGCGATGAACGTCGAAAACATCGACGCGGTCTTAAAGCCAGAGCCTGTCCCGCGCTCTTTAGATGCAGTCAGTGAAAACATGCTCATTTTAAAGGGGCAGCCGGTCAAAGCCGCGCACTTTCAAAATCACAAAGCCCATAACACGGTGCATAACAAGTTTATTCAAGACGTGAGTCAAAACCCTATCTTCATGCAGCTGAACCCCATGGCGGTTCCTGATACCACGCTGCATATCCAGCAGCACTCGGCCTTAGCTGTCTTGCAAGAGTGGTACGCACAAGACCCGCTCTTTGCCGACAGCATTGTGCAAAAGTTCATGCAGCAAAACAACATCAATCCGCAAGAAGAACTTTCTGAAGAACAAATCATGCTTATCCCAGAAGTGCAAAACCGGGTGACAGAGATTAACGCCGAAGAAGCCATGCAGCAGATGGAAGCACAAGCCGCTCAGCAGCAGGCCATGATGGAAGCGCAGATGAATCAGGTTGACCCGGCGCAGGTGATGCTAGCAGACGTCGAGCAGCAGCGTGAAAAGACGCAGATTGAAGCCGAAGTTGCGCTGCGTAAAGTTGAGACCGAAAAAGAAATCGCTGACCAGAAAGCCGAGACCGAAAGCTTTAAGACGCAGCTCAAGTTTGAGGGCGACCAAGCCAAGATTGAAGCGGACCAAGAGATGGCCCGCGAAAAGGCTGAAGTCGATGTGATGTTAGCGGAAATGAAGCAGCAGGCAGCCCACGAGCAAAACCTCTTAAAACATGAAGCAGCCAAACAGCAAAACGAAATGAAGCATCAGGCGGCCAGAGAACAACAGGCCAATCAGCATCTTCACCAATCCTTACATAAACCTAACCCTAAAGAGGAAAGATAAATGACCGACTATACCAAAATTAGAGCAGGCTTTCATGGTAAGAAAGACCCCTTGCGCTCTAATGCCGAAAAACTCTTTGGCCGTGCAGAAATGGGCTTTAGAGATAAAAACATTGCGCCAGCTCCTTCTAGCAGCGTCGGACGAGAAAAGATGCGCCCTTTTAAGAAAGGGGGCACCGTTGGGTTGGAAGGTCGTAACGAACTTGAGAGCGCCAAGTCCATTGGGCGCTATAAATCAGAAAAGGAATTCTCTAAAGCTTTGCCCATGGGGCACTATAAATCAGAAAAAGAATTTTCTAAAGCTCGACCCATCGAACGCCATAAATCAACTGATGAATTTGAAAAAGCAAGAAGAAGCTATAAAACCGGCGGACACATCCACGGTCTAACCAAACAACAAACCGACTTATACATCCCAAAGCGCAAGAAGTCTACACCTTTCAAGCAGGAAAGCATGGCTAAGGCTACGTCCAATTACAAAACGGGCGGAGCAGTCAGAAGCCGTGATTCGCAGGGGCGTTTTGCTAAAGGCGGCTATGCCGATGGCGGCGGGATTGAGATGCCAAAACCCACGATGAAGCGCGGCGGTAAAACCAGTCAAAACGAATACGGCTGGGGCGGTGCAGTGGGTCAATTTGTTAACAAAATCCCCTTAATTGGCGGCCTAACCTCCATGCTCGGCATGAAAGAAGGCGGCTCAACAAAGTCTAAATCTAAATCTAAACGAGGTTGCAAATGAAAAAGTTATCAGCCGGCGGAAGCTCGGTTTATGAAAAGCAAATGGTAGGCGAAAAGCCCAGTCGCAAGATGCCTCACTTTAACTACGAATCTGAAATGCGCGGAGAGCATCCCATCTCGGTTCGTAAAAAGAAAGGCGGTGCGATTCGCAAAGCGGCCATTGGCGGTGCGCAAAAGATGCGCTTAGGCGAAATGACTAAAGGCGGGATGCAAGCCAAGCCTAAGCCGGTGAAGCGCGGGGGCACTTAATGCTCTTTAAGTATATCGACATCTTGGCGGAACGCTTAAAAGCAGCCATCGAGCCTTATGACAGCCGGCTCGTAAAAGGTGATTTTAAGCCCGACGAGTTTCCCGAATACAAATACATTGCAGGCGTGCGTCAGGGACATTATGACGCGCTTAGGATTGCAAATCAGCTTTATGACGAGATGTTCAACCAAAACGCTAGGAGAGACACGGATGACTCAAGTATCGGTAGTGAATGGCTTTAAATTTAAAGACCGCTCAAGTTTTATTGAAGACCATGAAGTCAAGGAAGCAAAAGACCTGATTGAAAAGGAGCTAGGCTTTGAGCCTCCGCACCCTTGCGGCTATCAGATGGTCGTGAAGCTTTATGTCGGGCTAGAAGACACGGTACCGGTTAAGAATGACGATGGGTCTCTAGTGTTAGGGCAAGATGGCAAACCTTTGCGCATTTTATTACCTGAAGCTGAAACACGTAGCGAGAAGTGGTCGAGTTGTGTGGGATTAGTCATTAGGCAGGGCCAAGAAGTTTATAAGACAGGGAAGTTTAGACGCGATCGAGGCTTTATGAACTTTTCCTGCTATACCGAATTCTTATCATGCTGTCAGATGCTAAGCGAAAGCCGGTTTACCCCAGAAGAATATCGCGGCAATTTGCCAGATATCTTGGCAGCGGTACAGTTTGGTTTACGCTTAGACTTATCCCCCATTGAAGCTTTGCATCGTTTGCACTTAGTGAACGGTGTGCCAGCCTTTAAAGAAATTCCCAAAGATGGCGACTTTTCTCAAAACATTTTGCACTTCCTGCAAGAAAACAATATTCAGCCTTGGTGTCAGGTAGGCGACTGGGTCGTTATTCCTCGTCACGAAGGTACTTTAATCAACTACAGAGGCGTTCCCATGATGTTTATGCCAGATGACCGAATCTTGGCCGTAGTGGAGGACCCCTCTTACGTCACTCGTTTCTAAGGAGAGACTAATGCAAGACGAACGCGAATTAGACCAAGAATTCGGGGGTGCCGAAGAAGAAATTGTTCCCGAAGATAATGAGGATAACCTAGAACCGGAAGAAGGACCCGAACCGGATACAGACGACCCCGATGGTGAAGATAAGCCTGAGCCGGATGAAGACGAAAAGGAGAAACGTCGTAAGAAGAACTTAGGACAAGCCTTAAAGCGGGCTCATGCGGAAAAATATCAGGCTTTAGAACGTATCCGCCTTTTGGAAGAAAACCTGCGCCAAGCGCAAATTGCGGCTGAGCGTTCGTCTGAGGCTGCTATGCGCAGCTACGATGCGGAAGTCATTCATAAGGTCGCGATTGCTCGGCAAAAGCTGCAAGAAGCTAAAGAGTTGGGAGACTCTCAAGCAGAAATTGATGCGCAAATCAGCCTGAACCTTGCCACCAATGAGCTGCAAAAATTGCAGGATTGGAAAGCGCAGCAGGAGATGCAGCAGGAATGGCAGAAAAGCCAGAGCAATATTCAGCAACCGCAAACGAATCCAAACGTTAATCCTTATGAATATCATCAGGAAGAAACAGAAGAATGGATTACGCGCAATGCGGACTGGTTCCACCCGGAAGGGGAAAACTACGACCCGTACTTCGCGCAAGAAACCAGCCGGTATTCGGAAGCCTTAAACCAGTTGTTAATGGAGCGTGGATACGGCCATTTGATTGGGTCACAAGAGTATTACGACACCATTGACAATCAAATTGCTTTAGCCAGACAACGCTTACAGCAATCGTATCAAAAACATCAACCCTATCAGCGAGGACCTCAAATGAAGTCAGTCAGAGCGCCGGTTGCCCCTAGCCGGGGAAGCATGAATCGCGTGACACCGTCTAGTAAAAAACCCTTGTCTGCCGCAGAGCGCGACATGATTCGTGGGCTGGGCGTCACAGAAGAAGCTTATCGTCAAAGTCAGGCTTCGCTTCGTAGAGCAGGGAAACTATAAGGAGTCTTTATTATGGCAAGAGAAGTCAGACGCGGCGAAGAAGCTGCCCGCGGTCAAAATGAAATGAGTCACGAGGCTCGTTCAGATAATCATCGACGCTTACAAGAGCGTATTGCTGCTTTGAGAAAAGTACAAAACATGGATTATTCTAATCCCATGGCGATTTTGAAAGATATCGTTCCGCCCGGCTGGGAATATGCCTTCAAACGTATCTTCATTCGAGACTTTTATGACCAAGGCAACTGGGGGATGGCGCAGGCCAACGGCTGGGAACCTGTCCCAGCAGATAGACACCCAGAATTGGCATTGATGAAAGATATCACCGTGCATGAGCAGTTCAGAAACTCTTACTTTTATAAAGGCGGTATCTTGTGCGAACGTCCTTTAGTTATCAGCTTAGAGCATCGCAAGAGAGTCCGAGACGAAGAGCTCAGAAAAGTTAATGACTTGGAAACTTTAAAGAACACCATGAACGAGGCTGGCATTATCCCCGGCAATTGGGTTGCTAACAAAGTGCAGCCTGCGCAAGGCGGCTCTTTTGAATCCAGCTATGATGAGTCTTTAGGTCGATTTTAAAATCGTTTGGTAGTAATCCCGATATTGCACTAAATTGGGCGAGTTGGGATTACTATAGCGAGCTGTCAAAGCCTTAAAGTAAAGATGAACCTGAAGGGGCGGTATGCCTTGTTTCTTGCTTTCGTGAGCCAGAAAGTTTCCGAACTTGGGGTTAATTGGGTGCGGCGCAAGTAATATCGAATTTAGCCATGCGCTATAAATCTTATCAATTGCTTCAAAAGACGGGCAGATTTCTAATATGTCATCCCGATACCTTAGCATTTTGCAAGCTCCATAATCGTTTGGTAGTAAGACTTGAACTCCTCTAAAGCGCGGTCCATTGGAGAAGCAAAAGAGATATACTTTTGCCAAAATAATAACACATTTGCAGAGTGTATGGTATGTATGTGGCTGCGATTAGGATGAGGGTAAGAAAGAAAAAACTTGCCAAAGGAAGGAATACTATAGTCATGTCGATAAGCAAAATAAACATTATAAATTGCGTCAAACTGAGGCACGTGCGTGCGAAGAAAGTCATAATACCATGGAAGAATATGACTAACCATTTTGTGCATCCTTCATGATGGCTTTATAGTAGCGAATTGCATAAAAATCCCAATCCATCCCTAACGTCCCGCACATTAAAAATTTTAACGCCATTCCTGGGGGAACCTTATGTTGATTGACGTAAAGATAGTGGGCAAACCCTTTAGGTAAACCTTCTATATTATGCCAATGCTCGCTTTCTAGCAAGATATACTCTAGCGATATACTCTTTATATCATCCCAATGTCGATTGTCTATCGGGCAATAATCTTTATTAAAAAGCCGAATAATTTTAAGATTCCAGTGTTTCAGTTTTTGCTTTCTGTACCAGCTGCGTAAAGCTTTTAGCATGATGCATCCTTCATGACGGCTTGGTAGTAGAGTTTTGGGTCAGGATATCTTGTTAAGTTAGGTTCGTCTGTTAATAAATAATAAAGCGTCATTGCCGGTGGGATTTTACGCTGTTTTATATAAAGATAGCGCAGAAAGCCGTACAACCCTGGGTGATGGAAATCTTCTGTCCAATAGTTGGGATCTCCCTGGGGGAAATAATCATTCAGAAAAATTTTGCGAATTGTATACACCCATTTATTTAATCTTTTTTCTCTGTTTCTTTGACGTATCCACTTAAACATATTTACTCCTTTAGTTCTAAGATATATTGATAGTAACGTCGTGAATAAACAAGAGACCGCCGTGTACTCTCAAAGCAGGAGCCACGCAGAAGATATCTAAAGATATCAGAAGGAGGTTTATGATACATATAAAAAATATCAGATGTTGCTCCAATGAATTTGTTTTTACTCATCTTCTGCTTCGTTTGAGTTTACTATCGCTTGATAAGACCGCTTTAGCTCTGACAAATCTGTTAATCGAGGATGACAAACGAAATGAGTAAGGCTAACTTTAAATCTTTCGCTGGTGGTTTTGGCGGCAAGCATCGCCAGCTCTCTCCGAAGCATAATAGCGCTTACCTGTGCCATCACATTGTTCAGCTCTGAGAACAGATTAATACCCCGAGCAGTTCTTATCATTCCCTTCCTCTTATGGCCAATTGGTAATATCGTTTTACGTCTACTAAGCCAAATTTCCAGCTTAAAAATCTTAAAGCGATTCTTCTTGGTACATTTGAATGATAATACAAATATTGATATAAGCGCACACCTTGCCGTACTTGCCGGGAGCGCCAGTAGGCTTTTAAAATGGGCCAGTTCCACTGGTCTAGTACGTTATCCCTCTCATCTAGCTCATCTAAGATGCTCATTTAGGCATGCCCATCACATGTTGATAATAATGCTTAATCCTTGGTAGCCGATAATAGCTTAAAAAATAGTTAAATACTTCAGATTTTGAAAGGTCAGTTGTATTAAATAAATATTGATGAGGAAATTCATAGGGCGAAATAAGGTAACCGTTGACAATTCTTTCATTTAAAGAATCAAGATATTCCTTGTCGCTCATTTAGGCATGCCCAGTATTAGTAATTCCTGTTACTAACTTATAATACCATTTCATGTCACTTATAAATGGCTCGCTGATGCTTTTGTCAAAAGTGCGTAAACACTCAAAAGCAACGTTAATTGCATAACACTGTTCATATAAAAAGTGGGCAAAAGTGTATTCTGAGTAAGGCCGCTTCTCCGATCCTAAGTTGAACAAATACGTCGACAGCATCGATGCCCATAGAGCGCGCTTATCATTATTAGTCATTCAAATATCTCACTTATTCCTTGTTAGGTCCCGATAAAACGGCTTAAACGCTTCACGCCAACCTGGCCCAAACTCAATCAAGAGCCAAGCAAGCACTTCATGAGCGGGTATCTCTGTCAAAATAAAGCTTATAAAGTCTCGGCTCAGGACATCAAATCTTGTCCCCGCGCCAAACCTGTTTTGTACAAAAGGCTTCCAATACAATTGGTTTAAAATCCGAAGTCGCTTTTTAGTCATGCGTCATTTTAGTCGCCTCTTGACCCAATTTCAATCCTGTTGGAAACTAAGCTTAGACGGACCTGAGTCTTACAAACGGTCAAGCGGACCTGAGCTTTCAAAACGGTCGGAGCATTCCCCGGTTGTCTGAGCCACAAATCAGAGCGGATAAGAACGCAAGTTCTTAAAAGTTAAGTTTTGCGGGCTGTCTTTTCCCCTTTGCAGATAAGCTCCTAGTGTGGAGTTTTCCTCATGGCTTACGGCACAAACGCGCCGTTTGGTCTGCAACCCCGTTACTTTTTGAACGGTTCAACCTGGAATGACCAAACTCGCCAATATGACATTGCCTCAGGTTACACACCTGAAATCGGCGGTACCCCTTTACCTGGACTCTTTATCGGTGATCCTGTTATTCGCCTCTCAGATGGCACTATTGGCATCTGGCCCGGCTTAGGCTCTCCCGGAAATCCTTCTGCTCCTATTTTAGGCGTTTTCTTCGGCTGCTTCTATTACGATACCAACGGCACCTACGTCCCCAGTAACTATTGGCCCGCAGGAACCGTCACACGCGGCGCACAAAACGCTAAAGCTCTTATCGTTGACGATCCTAGCGTTATTTTCAGCGCTCAGGTTTCTACTAGCGCCGGTAATCCTTCTACTGCTGTAGGTATTCAGCTAAAGAACTTAGGCTGCAATATCTCTCCCGGAATGGGAAATAATCTCGGTGCAGCTGGTAACGCTTTTAATCCGGTAACAGGACCTGGTGGTGTTTATACCCCTCCGGCTAACCCATTACCCTCCGGTGCAAATGGCGGACAGTCTACTTTTTATCTTGATTTCAGCGAAATGTCCAATACGGCCACTTATTGCCTGAAATTAATTGATTTAGAACCCAATCCAGCACCCGGTCAACAATTCTACGTCGCAGGCCCCCCCACGAAAGGCGTCTTCAACAACGCTCTCGTAATCATCAATAGCCACTACTACAAAGGCGGCACTGGTACAGCAGGTACCGGCACGGTCGGGGTCTAAGGAGTAAATCATGGCAATTAATACCTCGCAAATCCAACAACTCTTAAGGCCCGGCCTAAGCGCCGCGTTCGGGGACTTCGCAATGTACCCCGCTCAATGGCCTGAAATCTTCGATACCTATGAATCTGACAAGAATCAGGAAATCGAATCTGAACAAAAATTCTTAGGCCTAGGTCAGATTAGACCCGAAGGAGCGCCTACTGCCGTGGACACTATGGGCCAACGCATTGTGACGACCTATGTCCATAGATATGTTGGTTTGTCCTTTGTCATCACGCGCATGGCTTTGTTAGACAACTTATATAAGTCAAAATTCCCACATATGGTGAAGAGCTTAAAACGCTCCTTAGCGCAAACGAAGGAAATTTTGGCAGCTAGCGTACTAAATAATGCGTTTGACGCTGCTTTCCCACTCGGAGATGGTCAGCCATTGTGCTCACTTAATCATCCGATTGACGGGGGTGTGGTCGCTAATACGCCGGTGGTACAAAGCGATTTAACTGAAGCTGCTTTAGAGGCTGCGGTTATTACCATTCAACAATTTAGGGACCAGGCTGGACTCATTATCCATACCAAACCTAAGAAGATGATTGTGCCCACAGCTGGACAGTTTGTGGCCGAACGTCTATTAGGGTCTGCGTTCCGCGTGGATACCAACGTCAATACTATCTCGGCTATCTACAACACGCAGGTAGTTCCAGAAGGGTATCGCGTTAACCAATTCTTGACACCCCTCCAACCTAATGCTTGGTTCTTACTCACTGATTCACCTGACTCATTTAAGCATTTTATTCGCGAGAAGGTCGAAACAGACGTGTACACGGAGCAGAGCACCGATAACCTCATCGCAAAAGCTGTGGAAAGATACAGTTTTGGGGTATCTAACTTCCGAGGCGTTTACGGCAGCAATGGACCCTAAGAGGTTTCTAGGAGCAGAGTATGGCTATTAACTTACTTGCCCCTGGCGGGGCCTCGCCTTCGGGCTACCTGATTTACGACACGGTCAAAGCTTATCCCGCTCAAAACGGGTTGCCCGCGGCGGGTCCTGGTGGAACAGCGTCTTTTACGAAAGTTGATGTTGACGGTGTAGAAACAGTTGTCTCAGCGGCTTTAGAAATCCAATCGACATTAGGGGGATTATTGATCCCTCGCATGACCACGGATGAACGTGAAGCGTTAGTGGTGACTGATGGGTTTTTGGTTTTTGATACCGATGATGTTGTTTTTTACATGCGGGCTTCTGACGAATGGCAGGTGATTGCTAACCAGCCAGCCGGAGGGTATGTAGAAGGTCCTGAAACCACAACGGTTAACAGCGTTGCAACTTGGGGGAATGGTATTGGTACTTACCTCAAAGAGGCAGTAGTAGAGATTGCGCCTGTTACGGGTAATATGACTGGTGTTGGAATTATCAATGCAACCGATATTGGCGATGCAATTACTCCTACTTATTCTTTTACGGGTAGAACGGATATCGGCATGTACACCAGTGCGGACGATACGCTTGATTTTGCAACCCATGGCGCAAGACAGTTCCAAATTTACTCTACCGAGGACTCTGTTAACTTTCTTCAAGTAAGAGGAGCGGTTGCGGAAAATAATCCGTCAATTGTGTGCGTCTCTGAAAATTCACCTCCTGACACCAATTTTGGTTTAGATATTTTTACGTCTGGTGACGGGGCCGTTACTATCAAAGATGTTTTAGCTGAAAATGGCGGTCAAATTCGTTTAGCTCAAGACGATGGCACAGAGTTTGTCGGCTTTAAAGCGCCTACCAATGGCGTTACCACAACGATTTGGCAATTGCCTGCAACCGATGGTACGAATGGTCAAGCGCTGATTACCAATGGGTCTGGCGTTTTATCCTGGGGTAGTTCGGGCACTGTCACCATTACCGGCACCCAAACGGCTAATCATGTCACTACCATTAATGCCAGCAACGTTTTACAGCAAACACCGGTGCTCATTGCGCAGGGAACTGGCAACGTAACAGGCGTTGGGATTGTTAATGCAGGCAATGGGGCAGAAGATGCACCCACTTACTCGTTCACCAGTCGAACTGATACGGGCATGTGGACCGATGGGGCAGCTATTAACTTTTCAACAGCAGCTGCTACTGCTTTTCAAATTGCTCAAACAATTAGTGCCACCGATTATATCATCGTCAAAGCGAGCATTGATGGTTTGCCGAGTTTCACGACAAGCGGCGACAGTACCAATATCGATTTAGATATTCTCTTAAAAGGTACGGGTCTTGTCAGAATTTCGTCTACCGGAGCTCATCCAGGCAGATTGATTTTGACAGACAACGCCGGAACAGGTTGGGTGGGTTTTTCAGCTCCTTCAGATTTAAGTCTTGCCGAACTCATTTGGCAATTACCTTTGGCTGACGGAACGGCTGGTCAAGCTTTAACCACCAACGGTTCACAAGTTTTAAGTTTTTCTAGCGTTGTTCAGGTTGCAACTGGCACTTTGAGCTCTGCTCAATGGCAAGGCATGTATGCAACACCGGTTGATTTAATTCCTGCACCGGGTGCCGGAAAAATGGTTGTAGTCGTGAGTTGCAGCATTGAACTTGTGTGGGTTTCAGCCGAATACACCGGCGGAGGCACTGTTGCGCTGCAATATGGCTCAGCTGCACATGACGTTGGACCGTTAGCGACTGCAACGATTGCTGCAAGCGCTTTCACCGTCGCACGAGTTGGTAATGGCGCAAATTCTGTTGCCGGAGCCGCAGGAGCTATCCCACAAGCAGCCGCAACGAGTCTTGCCAATACTGGCATCTATATCAGTAACGGCAGCGCTGCCTTTGCAACGGGTGACAGCACTTTCAAATACTCGATCGCTTACTACATTGCTTCAGTGAGTTAAACGGATTTTTTAAAAACCAAGGAGAGACCCATGAAAAATGCAAACGATGTTTTACAAATCCTCGAACAGAAGTTGAAAGAAGTCAACGAGCGTATTCGGGCTTATCAAACGCAAGTGTTAGCTATCAAGTCTGATATTGAAAAGTTCCAATCTGCAAAAGAGCAAATGGAAGATGCGCTAAAAGCATTAGACGGCGCAAGACAAGCGTATGAACTCGCTATTTCTGAAACCAAGGATTTAAGCGCCAAGGCAGAAAATACCGAAGCTGAGAAAACCACAGAGGTTAAAAAAGCCTAATGAAACCGATTGTTTTTGCCTGGCCTCCCGCTTCAACCACTTTCGTCGCAGCTTCACAAAACACGGCGAGCGCAGGCGCGTTGATTCTGAATGGGGCCGGGTCAAACATCGGGAATGGCGGATTGGTTTCAGTGCCTTTTTGGAATGTCAATCGTACCGTTAGCCTCACTTCAGTCAATAACTTAAGCGGTGTAACCTTTACGGTGACAGGCACGCTCAACGGCCAAACGGTTTCTGCCAGCTTGGCAGGACCTAACAACAATACCGTCTATACCACGCAAACATTTAATACCGTCACCGGTGTGAGTGTGAGTGGTGCTGTGACGGCGGTCAGCGTGGGCTCTGGGACCACCGGTTCGACGAACTGGGTGCGCTATAACCATTATGCCACCGTCAAAGGTTTTGCCGTTCAAGTGCAAGTGACAGCAGCCACGATGGACAACACTATCACGTATGAGCTGCAAACCACGATGGATAACGTGGAAGTGGTAGCCTCCCCCGCGTTAACGATTGGCGCAGTGGTTAGGAATGCAACAGCGGTTGCAGACCCTACTACGGATGCGCAAACGGCGTGGACGACCATTATGAACGGAGCTGACCCCATTACCGCAGCAGGTACTTTGGTTGCCTCTGACTTTTTACCCAACGTTTTTCAATATGCGCGTATTGCGATTACTGCTCAATCAGCCACCTTTGCCGGCCAATTAAACGCCAGCTTTATGCAACAAGGAGTGACTTGATGAATAGACCGCAAAAAAACTGGATTCAGGGCGCGATTAAAAAACCCGGGGCACTGCACAAACAATTGGGCGTACCGGAGGGTAAAAAAATCCCCGCCGCAAAGCTCAATAAAGCTGCTCATTCTGATAACCCTTTGCTTAGAAAACGAGCGAATTTAGCCAAAACCTTAAAGAAATTTCATTAAACGGAAATTCATGGGATGGTGAATGCTCACGACAACTTCGGGTTTATATACCTACAATACCCCGCAAAATAGACTCCTCATCGACGATGCGTATGAGCGTTGTGGTATTGTCCCCCAGTTGTTAAGTGATGAACAGTTAAGGGCAGCATCTAGAACCGCTAACCTCATTTTACAATCTTATCCCAATCGCGGGCTTAATCTTTGGTTAAGACGAACCGCGATGTTAGCGCTCATTCCTTATCAAGCTCAATATAATCTGCCGCTTTATACCCTCGATGTTTTAGAAATGACGCTGCGCCGTTCCGTCAGAAACTTAAGCGGAACCGCTTATTCCAGCGCAGGGGGTGTGGCTGCAAATGCGTTTGACGGCAATCCCGCCACCGCTTGTACACAAAATGCGCCTAATGGCTTCATCAGCTATCAATGGCCTTATACCATTACTCAACCCGTTGGGAATGTGGTCTTAAATCCTTACACGAATGGTACGACCGCGATTACTTTAGTTGGTGTAATCTCTAACGTCACCCGCGATTATACCCTAACGTTTTCGTGGTCGCCTTATGTAACCAATTGGGACCCCAATACCGCAACCTGGTATCCCGTTCTAAGCGTTCCTACCCAAACTTATACGGCCGGTCAATTGTACTGGTTTAGCGTTGTTGCACCGGCTTTTGGTACTGCTTTTAGATGCCAAGAAACGAATGGCGCAACCCTAGATATCCAAGAACTCTATTTTAACAATCAGGTGAACGATGTCTTGATGACACGTATCTCTGAATCTGAGTACATGTCTTACCCTAACAAAAGCTTGCCGACCATGACGTGGCCGAGCAGCTTTTATGTAGACCGGCAAATCAATCCCGTGCTCTATGTCTGGCCTTCGCCGGCTCCTCAATATAACAACATTTTTTATTCCTATACGCAGCAAATCCAAGACTTTGGACAACTCATGAATGCGCCGCAATTGCCCGCTCGTTTCTTGAGCGCGTTTACGGCGGAACTGGCGTGGCGTTTAAGCGCAAAAGTCGCCCCTGACAGAAGCGAATCTTTAAAAGCGGATGCCAAAGAAGAATACGCAGCCGCGCATAACGAAGATAGAGAACGCGTGCCCTTACGCGTCTTTGGCGATTACATGCAAGGGTGGGCGCAAGAATGAGCTATAGACCCCACGGAAAACTCGTTCGCATTGACAGCATGTCGCCTAAAGGATTGGGCATTTGCGATAAAACTCAGTTCATTTGCTTGCACGAAGATTTGGTCAAACAAATGGAATGGCGCGGCAATTCCCTGCAATGGACCGGCTATATGGTGCATCGCGACTACGTGGATAAGCCCAATGAACAATTGCGCCCTCCTATTTTAGCGCCGGACCCCGTTCCCTTAGTCAATCCGCGGCATGAGCAAATTCCCCCCAACGGGCCGCCCAATGTCCCGGATTTTCAAACTTCTTACCTCATCCTCAATCAAACCTACTTTGGCGGTTAAACATGGCAAACAATCTTACAGCCCCTAACATTCAACCTTCGGCTACCGTTATCGCCGATACCGGTCTTTTCTTTGTGCCTTTAGATGCAAACAACGACTACGACCCCTTAACGCGTAACGGAGTTGTACAAGGCATTCAGTTAAGCCCCGGAGCATTACCGCCTTCAGTCAGCCAAGTGGTCCGGGAAGGCGAATATTATCCCGTACCCGTTTCTGCTTGCCTAGATTTGAATTCTGTGAGCGGCGGCTTACTCGTACCCCGTCTCACCAACGACACCATTACTTCAGATGATTTTGTGCCAACCAACGGCATGATTGTTTACAACACAACGCTCGGCTCCATGGACATGTTCATTGACGGCGCTTGGGAAAACTTCACCCAAGGCAACGGCGATGTCGCAGGACCCGCAGAAGCAGTGGAAGGAAATATTGCTGTTTATGGTGATATGACCGGGAAAGTGATTATTGATAGCGGGGTCGGCATTGAAGCTGTCGAGGCTTTAAATGGCAGTAAGGCCGCTACCGTCAATTTGCTGACAGATTTAGGGTTTTTACAGTTCACCAACTTGATTGGCGCTATTTACGTCACGGATACCGGTGTTACTAATTACCTCGCACAAGAGTTTGTTTTAAATACCGTTGGAGGATTAACCCAAGGTTGCACCATTGTCAATGGAACAACTGGCGGGGTTAGCTCCACTAGTATTAGTGCTTTATTGGAGATTCAATCCACCACCGGCGCATTGCTGCTGTCAAGAATGACAACCGTAGAGCGTGATGCTTTAGTCAATCCCGTTAACGGTTTGATGATTTACAACACAGATTCCGGTGTCAATGCCGTTCAAGCCTATGAAGGCGGCACTTGGAAAACCTTGTCAGATGCGGGCACCGGCACCGTGACTTCTGTTGCAACCACCGGTTTTATTACCACTGAAAGCGGCTCTGCCATCACTAACTCTGGGACATTAAAAATTGCAAACTCTAATCCTGATACTTTGCTTGGTTTTGAATCGGGCACCGGTATTCCCACCAATATTACGGCGGGCGCCGGTATCAGTATCACAGGCGGACAAATTAGCGCCACGGGAGCGGCAACGGTTGCGATTACCGCAGGAACAGGATTAGGCGCCTCGCCTGCAAGCCCCATTGAAGGAGTAGGCGAACTCTTTATTCAAAATACCGGCTTAACGGCAGGTAATTACTTTGCCAGCATCATGAGCTTTAATGCGCAAGGACAAGCCACTGGCGTTGTACAGCCCGTGAGCTTATTCGATACCAACTTGGCCTCGATTGCCATTCCCAATCAGCTAGGTTCGCTATTAGGACTTAATCCTACCGTTTCACAATATGTGACTGCGTTAGGGTGGCAAGCGATGCCCAGGGTCGCAACCAATGGACCCACTTCAGCTGCTTATAACACGGCACTTGGAGCTGCCAGCTTAGATTATTTTGGGTTTGGTCAATACAACATCGGTATCGGATATGGTTCGGGCGCTTATAACGGCACCGCAGTGAATGCCTACCAAGCCAATAGTTGTATCTTTATCGGCTCCTTTACGACCACTAATCAGGGCACGCTCAGTAATGCGATGGCCTTAGGAACTGGTACGTCAGTCAATAGCTCCAACTCCACCGTTATCGCCAATAAATCCTACATCGGCTTTAACGAACCAGATCCGCAATATCCGCTTGATATCGGCCCCGTTGCAAGAGGGGATGTTGGTCAAAAGATTGCTGCTATTCAACTACAAGCCAGCGAAGCCGTTCCCACAACGCCCAATAGCGGAAATGTTGTTTTATACGCAAATTCCGGCGTTTTAGCCTACCGGTTAGCCTCCGGTGACACGCAAAATGTGCTCGGTATCAGCAGCAGCATCACGCCAGGCACTTATAACAAATTCACCATTAGCAGCGAAGGCGTCATTACCGCGGGTGTTTCTGGCGGACAAATCGTGAGCGTGACGACGGTTTCTTTAGCTTCCAGCGCTTATAACGTGTTAGCGACCGATTACATCGTAGCGGTGACCAGCACCACCAATTCCAACAACGTTTATCTGCCTGCTGCAACACCCGATATTGATGGGCAAACCTACATTGTGAAAGACCAAGGCGGCAATGCTGCATCTTCTAATATCGCCGTGCATGTTTTTGGGGGCGGAAGTATTGACGGGGTCAGCGCCAAACTCATCAGCACCAATTACGGCTATCTCTCTTTCTACACCGACGGAAACGCTTGGTATACGGGATAAACATGTCGACGACAAATCCTTTTCGACAACTCATTTTATATCCGGGGACCGGCCTCACAGGCGGTCCCTTCGGGATTTTGTCGTTTCCATTGCCTTACATTCCTCCTACGCCCACGCAAACGGTTATCAAAGACAATGGCGAAGATTATTACACCGCTGATTATATTAGCTTAGCAGACAGCGGCGCAACAGCAGGAACTTATTATTTTCCTAAACTCACCATTCAAACCACAGGCATTATTTCTGCGATTGATTCTCATGGCTACGAAGATGCTTCAGCTAATTTATTTTTAAGCAATAACGCAGGCAATAACACGCTGAGCGGTATTAATAACGTCGGAATTGGTTATGGTGCTTTAAAGCTGATTTCCGGAGGAAATTATAATTTCGGCTTAGGCGCACAAGCATTAGCCTCATTGACCGGCGGCTCAGGTAATGCCATGGTAGGCTTCCAATCGGGAGCCAGCATTGTTAATAACAATAGCAATGTAGGATTTGGTTATGGTGCTTTAGCAGCTTTACTGACCGGCGATGATAATACTTCAATCGGCGCACGTGCGGGCATTGCCAGAACTTCTTATAGTTCCTGCACGTTTTTAGGTTATTCAGCAGATGCCACCACCGGCGGCTTAAGTAATTCAGGTGCCATTGGGGCTAATGCCACCATTAGCGTTAGCAATGGAATTAATATCGGCAGCGGTACTTATGTCGGCGTTAACCAGCCGTCTCCCGCTTATTCTTTAGATTTAGCCAACGTCAGTAGTCAATGTGGCCTCCGCTTAGCCGCCAGCACTGGAACCCCTACAACGCCTGGAAATACCAATGATATTGTTATTTTCAATAACGCAGGAGCTCCTTATTGGAAAGATACGGGAGGCACCTTGCATGCCTTTGGGAGCGGTAGCGGTTCAGTCACTAGTTTAACAGCAGGAACCGGTATTACCTTAACGCCCAGTACTATTACCACGACGGGAACCATTGCTTTAACCACACCCGTTGCTTTAACCAATGGCGGAACCAATGCGAGTTTAACGGCTTCTAATGGCGGCATTGTTTATTCAACCGCCTCTGCTTTAGCCATTTTAAGCGGCACTTCAACCGCTCGGCAAATGCTGCAATCAGGCGCCAGCACAACCCCTGCCTGGTCAACGGCGACATGGCCTGCCACAACCACGATTAATCAAATTCTATATTCCTCTGCGGCTAATACCGTAACAGGATTAGCTACGGCAAATAGCAGCGTCTTGGTGACTAATTCCAGCGGTGTTCCAAGTCTAACCAATATCTTGCCGGCGATTAAAGTTCAAGCGACTAATACCGATGCTTTTGATGTGCAAAATTCTGGTGGAAGCACGACGCATTTTAAAGTAGATACCACGAATAGCGTCATTTATTTAAATGATGTGACGCAGTTGGGCGGATTTAATAATGCGACTGCCTTTTATATTCAAGATTCTGGTGCAAATGTTTATTCGAGCTTTTCAACGGTTAATACCGCATCTGTTTATACCGCCACGCAGCCAGGTGGTACCAGCTCTCCGGCCATCTTTTTAAATGGCACCGGTACCGCTTCTGGCTCAGGAACTTATACAGCGGATGGTATCGCTTTTGCACTTTTTTATACCAATAATCTTGGCAATATTCAAAGCGTCATTACTCAAAAAGGTTGGCTAGGAGATAGTACTAAAACTATTTTACGCGTTTATGCGCAACAGAGTGGCGTGACAACTATGGTGGTTGATTGCGTTAAAGGGGATAACTCGGGTTCTGCCCCAATTTATTTTGGTAATGGAATTTATGCTAATTCAGACAATTCTTACACCTGCGGTGCAAGTGGTCATCGTTGGTCAGCAGTTTGGGCCGCTAACGGCACCATTCAAACCTCAGCACAGTCGCAAAAAAATAATGTTATTGATTCGCCTTTAGGCTTAGATTTTATCAACAAATTGCAACCTAAATGCTGGAAATGGAATAACGGACCTGAACAAACAAAAACCCATCATGGCTTTGTTTATGAAGATGTAGCATCGCTTATTTCACCAGAATATTTTGGAGGATTATATCCTGCCGAGAATCTAGAACATGACATTCGAGATGAAGAAACAAAAGAGATTAAAAAATTTGTTGAAGAAGGTACTCATGGCTTAAATTATGCCGCTTTCATTGCGCCCATGGTCTCCGCCATTCAAACCTTATCCCAAAAAGTCATGCGCTTAGAAGCGCAATTGGAGGCCGCATGAGCTTAACTTATGACAGTCTTGTCCAGCAAATCATGGACAACCTCGATCGCACCGATAACGCCACTCTCTTAGAAGTGCCTAACTTTATCGCGAGAGCGGAGCAAATCGGGTCACGCAAAATCTTAAGTATCGGGATGCTTCAGTATGTGACCGGCACTTTAACGCCAGGCATTAATCAATATGAAAAGCCCGCGAATTGGCGGCAAAACATCACTTTTAGCTGTCAAAGTTTAGATGGATTGCAAACCGTTTCAACCCTGCAATTACGCAGCTATGAATACATGGTTCAATATTCACCGCAACCAGGATTACAAAGTATCCCTATCTTTTACGGGGATTTTGATTATAACACCATTTATATCGCGCCAACGCCTGATTTAGCGTATCCGTTCTTATGGGGCTATTTACAATTACCTTTCCCCTTAAGTCCGCAAAATCAAACCAATTGGTATACCAATAATGCGCCGGATTATATCTTCTACGCTTCCATGGTAGAAGCCATGCTTTATCTTAAAACAGACGATAGATTGCAGCTTTTCCAAGGCAAAATGCAAGAGGCTATCGATAGTCTTAACGAACAAGATAAACGCCGCGTCATTGACCGTTCAGCAAATGTGGGGGCTGCATAATGGCTATGCAACAACAAAATCTCCCTCATATCTCGCCTTTATTGATGAAGCCTGGCATTTTGCGGGATGGCACAACGTTTGCTAAACCTAATTATGTTGATGGTCAATGGATGCGTTTTTATCGGGGACTGCCTAAGAAAATGGGCGGCTATCAACAAATTACCGCCGATTTAACCGGCATTGCCAGGGGGGTTTATGTCGTTCCTCGTTCTCCTAATTTTGATGTGTATGTTGGTGATGCTAACAAGCTTATTGTAGTACCTATCAATTATCAAGGTATTCCTATCGGCAATGTCAGTACCGATAGAACGCCGGCTAATTTTGCCACTAATCCGGCAAACGATTGGCAATTTGATGTGATGTATTCTAACAATTTTGATTCCAGTATTTTAATTGCTTTTGCGGCACCCAACTTAAATTCTATCGACAGCCGCATTGAAAGACCTGTTTATTACGGAAAAACCTATCCTTTAGTGGATGCGGATGTTCCGCTGCAATCAACCGGCATTAATGTCAGCGGCGGCATTATGGTGCTTCATCCTTTCTTATTTTATCTCGGTAATGATGGACAAGTGCAATGGAGTGAAGCCAGTAATCCCAGCGTGATTGCCGGAGAAAGCCGCATTGCGCCTTATAAACTGGTGGCAGGATTAGCCACCCGCGGGGGCACCAATTCACCAGCGGGTTTAATTTGGAGTTTAGACAGAGTCATTCGCGTCACCTTTGTGGGCGGCGCTACGCAATTTAACTTTGATACCGTCACAGGACAAAGTTCAATTTTATCTTCGCGCTCCATTATTGAATGGGATGGCCTTTATTTTTGGTGCGGAGTAGACCGCTTTTTATTCTACAACGGTGCGGTTCAAGAATTACCCAACGATATGAACATGAACTTCTTTTTTAATAACCTGAACTATGCGCAGCGTCAAAAAGTGTGGGCCACCAAAGTCACGCGTTGGGGTGAAATTTGGTGGTTTTTCCCCAAAGGGGACAGTATCGAGTGCAATTGGGCTATCGTTTATAACGTGCGCCAACAAGTTTGGTATGACACGCCCATCAATCGAGCCGATGGGTATTACGACAATGTGTTTGCGCAACCCATTTGGTCTGACACGATGCCCATTGTCACTCAGCAGCTTAATGGAACGCCGAGCGCTTCTACCGGCGATGCCAGCGGTGTGTTTACGGGTGTTTCTCCTTGCACCCAAAGCGCGCCTAATGGCTATATTCGCTATCAGTGGCAAGCGCCCGGATTCCCCATCGCGGTCGTTAAAATCACGTCTGAAACGACACAAACTTATCAGCTCTCGTTGCAAAGTTCTAATGATGGCGCTACGTGGAATACTGTTTTAGCGATTCCTTCGCAAACCTATACCGCTGATACTGAATATGTGTTTAACGTTCCCGTTCCTGATTATGGCACTTACTTTCAGATTTTAGAAACGGGCGGTCATACGCTCAATATTCAAGCGCTCAACTTTAGCACCAATAACTATCCCATTTGGATGCAAGAGGTGGGTGTTGACCAGGTGGTCGATGGCAAAGTCTCGCCCATTTATTCTTTCTTTGAAACGGGCTCTTTGTCTTGGGTCGCGGTTGATGCGGAAAAGGAACGTCATGGTTATGACCGTTGGTATTACCTGTATCGGGTAGAACCAGACTTTTTACAAGAAGGCGACATGACATTGAGCGTGATGGGACAACAGTATTCTCGCGTTCAAAGTCAAAACACCAATACTTTGTCCGGACCTTATACCTTTTCTCCTACCACAGAAAAAATTGATATTGGCACGCCGCGTCAGGCGCGAGAAATGACCTTGAAGTTTGAAAGCAACACCATCGGCGGCGATTACGAAATGGGTCAAATCTTAGTGTTGGCACGCATTGGCGACGGTCGTCAGTCACCTCCGACGGAGGCCACCTAATGGTTTTACCTATCAATATTTCTCTCAAAGATTGGGCCCACAGTCAGAGTGTGGATTATCCCAACG